ATGGACACAAGTAGTCTCATGGAGCAGGTATTGAGCAAGGATAACCTTAATGCCGCGTACCTGCAAGTCGTAAGGAACAAAGGCGCGGCAGGCGTGGACGGGATGACTGTCGAAGAGCTTGGCGCATACCTTTCGGAAAACGGCGAAAGCATCAGGGAGAAGCTGCGGACGAGGAAATATAAGCCGCAGCCAGTCCGCAGGGTGGAGATACCCAAACCAGAGGGCGGGACAAGAAAACTCGGAGTACCAACGGTGGTAGACAGATTTGTGCAGCAGGCAGTAGCACAGGTGCTCACTCCGATATTTGAAGAGCAGTTCCACGACCACAGCTATGGGTTCAGGCCGAACCGATGCGCACAACAGGCAGTCTTGAAAGCATTAGAGATGATGAATGACGGACACAGCTGGGTTGTAGACATTGACCTTGCAAAGTTCTTTGACACAGTAGACCATGACAAGCTGATGACTATCTTCGGGCGTACAATCAAGGATGGGGATGTCATATCGGTAGTAAGGAAGTTCCTGGTCAGTGGAGTGATGATAGACGACGAGTATGAAGATACCATAGTGGGCACGCCGCAGGGCGGAAATATTTCGCCGCTGTTAGCGAACGTCATGCTGAACGAAGTGGACAAAGAACTGGAAGCAAGAGGGCTGGATTTCGTCCGCTACGCAGACGACCTGATTATCATGGTCGGAAGCAGACAGGCGGCAGACCGGGTAATGAAGAGCATCACCCGATTTATCGAAGAAAGGCTGGGCCTGAAAGTAAATGGGGAGAAAAGTAAGGTGGATAAGCCCAAGGGAATCAAGTATCTGGGATTTGGATTCTACTATGACTCATTTGCCAAAGGGTATAAAGCCAGACCCCACCCGAAAGCGGCGGCAAAGTTCAGGGAGCAGATGAAGAAACTCACATGCAGGAGTTGGGGAGTGAGCAATGGATACAAAGTCAAGAAGCTCAACCAACTTATCCGAGGATGGATAAACTATTTCAAAATCGGCAGCATGAAAGGGTTATGCGAACGGCTAGACAGTCAAATCCGCTACCGGCTTCGTATGTGCATATGGAAGCATTGGAAAACACCGCAGAATAGAGCAAAGAACCTGATAAAATTAGGTATCAGCCGCAAATATGCGTGGTCAACGGCATATACAGGGGCAAGAATAGCCTATGTATGCCAAAGAGGAGCAATGAATGTGGCTGTTACGAAAGAGAGACTAACCCGGTTTGGATTAGTTTCCATGTCGGACTACTACGCTGAAAGGCGAGTAACTTGTTAAGTTGATTGAACCGCCGTGTACCGAACGGTACGCACGGTGGTGTGAGAGGTCGGAAATTTCTAGAAATTTCCTCCTACTCGATTCCGTTTTTCTAACTGCTATTCCGGGTGTTTTCTACATAATTCTGTATGATTAAATTTTATCTGTTTTTTTTCCGTGCTGCCGTGTCGTAACTTGCGATATTCTACAGCGTTTCTACAGATTCACTAAAGCAGTTCTACAAAATCATTTTTTATAATTCCCCCGTTGCCAAGCTGTCAGGGGAAAGCGGAACTGTATGCTGTGTATCCCCGGAAAGGGGATGCCATGAATCTACCACGGGCAGGGACAGGCTTCATGCCTTACATACCAAAACAATATATGCCTTCTGTACATACCGCAGTCCTTAAGGGGATTGCGGTATTTTTTCATTCGACATATTCCCTGTCAATCCCCATAAGTCCCCCAATATGCACCACCTTTTTTAAAACGAGCGCACCTGCCTTACGGCGGGTGCGTTTTTTCGTTGTCGGAAAAAGGCTCTTTCTGACATTTTATCAATCCCGTGCGCCGCCTTCCAGTCTTGAATTTTCCGTTTTCAAAAATTTCAAGACTGGAGGAATTTAAAGTGAAAATTAAATATGAATTTACGGACGGGACAGTGTCGGAGGTCGAGGTGGAGGAATCCATCGGTGCCGTCATCATTGAGGACAGGCGGCTGGAGGACAACCTTGCCAGGAAGGAACGCTATCACTGCTGCTCGCTGGATGCCGTGGAGTTTGAGGGTATGGAGTACGGCACGGAAGAAACGCCGGAAACGATGCTTGCCGCCATGGAAGAGGACAGGCGTGTATATGAGGCTTTCCATATGCTCTCTAAGGTGCAGCAGAGGAGGCTGTTAAAGCTGGCGGGCGGTATGTCGATCCGGGAAATCGCGCGGCAGGAAGGTACGAATTTCAGGACCGTGCATGAGTCGGTTGAGGCTGGAAGAAAAAAATTTAAAAAGTTTTTCTGAAAAACACCCCATCAAAACAGCCACCAAATCTCCGTATAGTGAAGGGCATAAAATCCCGCCCTTTAGAAATCGGAGGTGGAAAGGTGAGGCACACATTGAGGATCAGTGTTTCAAAAGAACCGGCAGTAGAAGGGATCGTGAGCTGCCGCAATGTCTCCGTGAGGGAGCGTTTTTTGCGCTTCCTCTTTGGGGAGAAGCAGCGGCTGACCATCATCGTTCCGGGCGGTTCCGTCCGGGAGCTTGCAGTCAGTGAAGTCATGGAAGGAGGAAGCGTACATGGGAAAAGTGAAGTTACTGCTTGACGTCATCGGGGATTTACGTTCCCTTGCCGACAGCCTGCAGGCCGTTGCGGATGCAGTGGCAGACAGCGGTACGGCAGAGGCGGAGATGACGACCACAAAGGAGCCGGAGGAAACCGGGAAAGCGGTCAGAACCGGGAAGGCCGTCAGGAACACGACGAAGAAAGATACAAAGACGGCAAAGCAGGGGCCGGAGGAGAAAGTGCTGACGCTGGAGGAAGTCCGTGCGGTGCTGGCGGAGAAGTCCCGCTCCGGACATACGGAGGAAGTGAGGGATCTGCTTGCAAAGCACGGAGCGGATAAGCTGTCGGAGATCGACCCGGCGGAATACCCTGCGCTGCTTGCGGAAGCGGAGGTGCTGTGATGGGGAGACACGCTTTACTGTCCGCATCCTCCAGCCACCGGTGGCTTGCCTGCCCGCCGTCGGCAAGGCTCTGTGAGAACTATGAGGATACTGGCAGCGAATATGCACAGCAGGGCACCGATGCCCACAGCCTGTGCGAACACAAGCTGAAGCTGTCCCTGGGCATGGAGACTAAAGACCCTACGGAGGGGCTTGAATTTTACGATGAGGAGATGGAGGAATGCGCCTGCGGCTATGCGGAGTATGTCCTTTCCCTTGTGGAGGAGGCAAAGAAAACCTGCAAGGACCCGGTGGTGCTGATTGAGCAGCGTTTGGACTTTTCCCGGTTCGTTGAGGAAGGCTTTGGCACTGGCGACTGCGTGATTATCGCAGACGGGACGCTGTATATCATCGACTACAAGCATGGCAAGGGCGTGGAGGTTTCCGCCGAGGGGAACCCACAGATGATGCTGTATGCCCTGGGCGCACTGGAGCTGTTTGACGGCATCTATGACATTGAGTCTGTCCGCATGGCAATCTACCAGCCGCGCCGGGAGAATGTCAGCGTGTATGCCATGGCAAAGGATGACCTGCTCCAATGGGCGGCGGGCGAGCTGGCAGAAAAGGCGAAGCTGGCCTATGCCGGGGAGGGTGAGTTCTGTGCAGGGGAACACTGCCGGTTCTGCAAGGCAAAGGCGGTCTGCAGGAAACGGGCGGAGTACAATCTGGAGCTTGCCAAATATGACTTTGAGATGCCCGCCACGCTGGAGGATGACGAGATCGCGGCGATCCTCGTGAAAGCGGATGAGCTGGCGTCATGGGCGGCGGACGTGAAGGAGTTCGCATTGCAGCAGGCGCTCAGCGGCGTGAAGTATGCCGGGTTCAAGGTTGTGGAAGGACGCTCCAACCGGAAGTACACGGATGAGGATGCCGTGGCGGATACCGTGAAGAAGGCGGGCTTCGACCCGTATGAGCCGAAGCTCTTAGGCATCACGGCCATGGAGAAACTGCTCGGCAAAAAGAAGTTTGCGGAGATTTTAAAGGGCCTTGTGGAGAAGCCGCAGGGCAAGCCTGCGTTAGTCCCGGAGAGCGACAAGCGGCCGGAGATGAACACGGCGCAGGAAGATTTCAAGGAAGATTAGTCAGGAGGAAAATCATATGTCAAACACAGCCAACAATCCAACGAAAGTGATCACCGGCCCCAACACCCGGTGGAGCTACTGCAACGCATGGGAAGCAAAGGCGATTAACGGGGGAACGCCGAAGTTCTCCGTGTCACTCATCATCCCAAAGTCGGATAAAAAGACCATTGCAAAGATTGAGGAAGCCATCAAGGCGGCGTACCGCGAGGGCGAGGCGAAGCTGAAGGGGAACGGCAGGAGCGTCCCTGCGCTTTCCGTACTGAAGACCCCGCTGCGTGACGGGGATGTGGAGCGCCCGGACGATGAAGCCTATGCGGATTCCTATTTTGTCAATGCCAACAGCTCCACGGCTCCGGGGATTGTGGATGCAGACCGCCAGCCGATTTTGGATCATTCCGAGGTGTACAGCGGCGTGTACGGCAGGGCGAGCATCAATTTCTATGCTTTCAACAGCAATGGCAATAAGGGAATCGCCTGCGGCCTGAACAATTTACAGAAAATCCGTGACGGGGAGCCGCTTGGCGGGAGGTCCCGTGCGGAGGACGATTTTGCGGATGAGGACGAGGAAGATTTCCTGTCTTAACCAGATAAACGGGAACACAGAGCCGCCGGGTGGCGGGGAACGGGCGTCTGCCTTTTCCCTGCCGCCCTTAAGGCGGTGAAAGGAGCTGGTGGGATTGAAGTGTATCAGTATCGATATTGAGTCGTATTCGGATGTGGATTTATCCAAATGCGGCGTTTACAAATATTCTTCCTCGCCGAATTTTGAGATTCTGCTGTTTGGGTTCAGTGTGGACGGCGGGGATGTGCGGGTGGTCGATGTTGCCTGCGGGGAGGAAATCCCTGCGGAAATACTGGCGGCGCTTTCCGATGAGTCCGTCACCAAGTGGGCATTCAATGCTATGTTCGAGAGGGTGTGCTTATCAAATTATCTTGGGGAATGGCTGGAGCCGGAATCATGGAAATGCTCCATGGTCTGGTCTGCCACGCTTGGCTTGCCTCTGTCCTTGGAAAGCGTGGGTGCGGTGCTTGGGCTGGAAAAAAAGAAGCTGTCGGAGGGCAAAGACCTGATCCGCTATTTCTGTGTCCCCTGCAAGCCGACCAAAACAAACGGCGGCCGGACGCGGAATCTGCCGGAACACGACAGGGAGAAATGGGAGCGGTTCAAGGCATACAACCTCCGTGACGTGGAGGCGGAGATGCAGATACAGCAGAGGCTGTCCAAATTCCCTGTCCCGGATTTTGTATGGGAGGAGTATTGGCAGGACCAGGAGATTAACGACCGGGGCATCGGTGTGGATATGGAAATGGTCAGGAACGCCATCGCCATGGATGGGCGCTCCAAGTCGGAGCTGTCGGCTGCCATGCAGGAACTGACGGAACTGGAGAACCCAAACTCCGTGCAGCAGATGAAGCAGTGGCTTTCGGAGAATGGGATGGAAACGGATTCATTGGATAAAAAAGCGGTGGCGGGGCTTCTGCAGGATGCACCGGAGCAATTAAGAACTGTGCTGACCCTGCGGCAGCAGCTTGCCAAATCCTCTGTAAAGAAATACCAGGCAATGGAGAATGCGGTGTGTGCGGACAGCCGTGCGCACGGGATGTTTCAATTCTACGGAGCCAACAGGACGGGGAGGTTCTCCGGCCGGATTATTCAGTTGCAGAATCTGCCCCAGAACCATATCCCTGATTTGGCGCAGGCGCGGGAACTTGTGAAAGCCGGGGATTTCGATGCCCTTGCCATGCTCTATGAGGATATCCCGGATACGCTATCGCAGCTCATCCGCACGGCTTTTGTGCCGCAGGATGGAAGGAAGTTCATTGTGGCGGATTTTTCCGCTATCGAGGCAAGGGTGATTGCCTGGATTGCCGGGGAGCGGTGGCGTCTTAGGGTGTTCGAGGGAGGCGGTGACATTTACTGCGCCTCGGCAAGCCAGATGTTCCATGTGCCGGTGGAAAAGCACGGCGTGAACGGGCATCTGCGGCAGAAAGGCAAGATAGCGGAACTGGCCCTCGGCTATGGCGGATCAGTCGGTGCATTGAAATCCATGGGCGCGCTGGAGATGGGGCTTGCGGAGGAAGAGCTGCAGCCGCTTGTGTCAGCATGGCGGTATTCCAATCCGAGCATCACGGAGTTCTGGTGGGCGGTTGACCGCGCCGTGAAGGAGTGCATCAAAAAGCGGATGCCAACGGAAACACACGGCATCCGCTTCAGCTATGAAAGCGGGATGCTGTTCATCACGCTTTTCTCCGGACGGCGGCTTGCGTATGTAAAGCCGAGGATTGGCGAGAACCAGTTTGGCGGAGAGTCCGTCACCTACATGGGTGTGGGCGGCACAAAGAAATGGGAGCGGCTGGAAAGCTACGGCCCCAAGTTCGTGGAGAATATCGTCCAGGCGGTCAGCCGGGATATTTTATGCTATGCCATGCGGACTTTACGGAACTGCTCAATCGTGGCACACGTCCATGATGAAATCATCATCGAGGCAGACAGGAGGATGTCCCTTCCTGCCGTATGTGAACAGATGGGCAGGACGCCGCCCTGGGCGAAAGGTTTACTGCTCCGGGCGGATGGTTACGAGTGTTCGTTTTACCAAAAGGATTAGGCAGGGGTGCATGATGGAACGGCTGCGGATTGAATACGGGACGGGATACATGGAGCTTATTGTGGAGGCATTCTTCCCCTGCAAAATGCCGGCGATGAGGAAAGCCGCAAGGCTCATCAATTCATACTGCTCCGATGAAGCAAGGGAGGAGCTGCTTTCGGAACTGCGGGAGTTGGCGGACGGGTATAAAGCCCTTTGCGATATGTACAGAGAAACAGAAGAGGCGCTTCCTGCGGATTCCCCGGAGCGGAGGCACTGGAGGGCGCGGTTCAACAAAACGGAAGTCCTCCGCAGAAGGATGGAGGGGAATATCAGATTGATTTCAGGAGGCGGAAAGGGATGAGCAGAGCGGCAATGCAGGGGTGCAGGGCGCACGGCGACTGTTTCGCAAACAGAGGCGGCATCTGCACCTGCTTAAAGGACAATGACTTTGGCGGGAGGGACTGCCCGTTTTACAAGCCTGCGGACACAGTCCGGAAAGAACAGCGCAGGCAGAATGGAGGTATGGTTGATGGGAATCAGCAGATATAACAGCGAGGGATACAGCGACCCGACGAGCCATGCGGCGTTATCGGGGATCAGGAAGGAGGAAAGGGCTGCGAAGCGGACATACCGGCCGCTTGTCTATATATGCTCCCCGTTTGCCGGGGACAGGTCAGGCAACACGCAGAAGGCGAGGCGGTACAGCAGGTTTGCAGTGAAGAACGGCGCGATTCCGATCGCCCCGCACCTTTTGTTTCCGCAGTTTCTGGATGACGGGAAACCTGCGGAGCGGGCAATCGGTATGTTCATGGGAATGGTGCTGCTTGGCAAGTGTGAGCAGTTGTGGGTGTTCGGCGGAACCATATCCACAGGGATGGCGGCGGAGATTGAGAAGGCGGAAAAGCGGGATATGCCAATCCGCTATTTCACAGAAAACTGCGAGGAGGTCTGCAAATTATGAGAATGACATTTTACACGGCGAACTGCAGGGGGAACGCAAAGAACAGCCTTTATCCCAACAGGCGCGTCATTGACAATGAGGATGACTGCATGGAGGTGGCAGCGTTCGACCATGTGTGCGCGGAATTTAAGAGCTGCCGCAGGAGCGGGGATAACTTCCTCTCCTGCGATGTGGACGTGATGGACTGCGACAACGGCCATTCCGACAATCCGGAGGACTGGATTCATCCGGAAGATTTGGATGAAAAAATCGGGAAGGATGTGGCGTTTGTTGTGGTGCCGAGCCGGAACAATATGAAGCCGAAGGAGGGGAAGTCCGCAAGGCCGAGGTTCCATGTGTACTTCCCGCATGATCCAATCACAGATGGGGAGGCGTGTGCGGCTCTGAAGAAAGCCATACAGCAGAAATTCCCTTTCTTCGATGCCAAGGCGCTGGATTCTGCCCGTTTCATTTTCGGGCATCCTGCGGACTCCATCTTTTGGCACGAGGGCGAGATCACTATTGACTGCATCGTGAAGTACCAGGGCGGCAGGGAGATACCGCAGGGGCAGCGCAACGCCACCATGTCCCATTTTGCCGGGCGCGTGGTGAAGCGGTACGGCGCGACGGAGCGGGCGCATGAGATCTTCATGGAGGAGGCAGATAAATGTAATCCGCCGCTGGAAGATGCGGAGCTTGCAATGATCTGGCAGAGCGCCTGCCGGTTTGCGGAGAAAGTGCAGGGGCAGGAGGGATATGTGGCACCGGATGCGTACAATGACGAGTTCGGGCGGGAGTCTTTAAAACCGGGCGATTACTCCGACATCGGGCAGGCGAAGGTGCTGACCAGGGAATACGGCGTGGAGCTGCGCTATACGGCGGCTACGGATTACCTGCGTTTCTGCGGGCAGTATTGGGTGGAGTCCAAGCAGCAGGCAGTGGGCGCGGCGGAGGAGTTCCTTGACCTTCAGCTTGCGGATGCTAAGGATGAAATCACACGGACGAAACAGGCGCTTATGGATACCGGCATTTCAGAGGATGCCATCACCTCCGGCGGCAAGACGCTGGAAAAGAAAATAAGCGGCGGGCAGATGGACGCCTACCTTGCGTATATGTCCGCCCAGGCATATAAGGCGTTTGTGATGAAGCGGCGGGACATGAAGTATGTGGTTTCCGCCCTGCAGGCGGCGAAGCCGATGCTGGAGATCAGCGTGTCTGACCTGGATAAAGACGGGTTCCTTCTGAACACGCCGGACGGCACTTATTACCTCCCGGACGGGCTGGATGGGAAGCGTGACCACAGCCCGGAGGACTATATCACTAAGATAACGGCGGCAGCTCCCGGCGATAAAGGGGAGAAACTGTGGCTGGATTCTTTAGACACTATTTTCTGCGGTGATTCGGAGCTGATTGATTATGTGCAGCAGATCGTGGGCATGGCGGCGGTGGGGCGCGTCTACATGGAATCGCTGGTCATTGCCTACGGGGAGGGGAGGAACGGTAAATCCACTTTTTGGAACACCGTAGCCCGTGTGCTTGGCACCTACAGCGGGAATATGTCCGCCGACACCCTCACGGTCGGGTGCAAGCGGAATGTGAAACCAGAACTTGCCGAGGCAAAGGGCAAACGGCTAATTATTGCTGCGGAGCTGGAGGAAGGGATGCGCCTGAATACCTCCGTGGTGAAGCAGATGTGTTCCACGGATGAGATTTTTGCGGAGAAAAAGTATAAGGACCCGTTTTCCTTCACGCCGAGCCACACCCTCGTGCTGTATACCAACCACCTGCCAAGAGTAGGAGCGAATGACCCTGGAACGTGGCGGCGTTTAATTGTGATTCCGTTCCATGCCAGGATAGAGGGTGCAGGGGATGTGAAGAACTATGCCGATTTCCTCGTTTCGGAGGCAGCGCCGGCTGTTATGAAGTGGATCATTGAGGGAGCGGAAAAGGCTATCAGCCGGAATTTCCACATCCCTTCCCCAGCCTGCGTGGAGGAAGCCATCAAATCATACCGGGAGGACAATGACTGGCTTGGGCATTTCCTGCATGAGTGCTGCGAGGCCGATAAAACGTACCGGGAGAAGTCTGGCGTTCTGTACCAGGAATACCGCAGCTATTGTATGCGGACGGGCGAGTACACCAGAAGTACGGCTGATTTTTATAACGCGCTGGAGTCTGCCGGCTTTTCCCGGAGGAAGGCGAAGGCCGGCATTATCGTGTATGGGCTGCGGATAAAGGAGGAAGATTTTGAGGACTGAGAAAGCCCATGTTTTGGGGAAAGGTGCAGGTCGGTGCAGGTCTTGGTATAAACCCCCTTTAGGGCAGTTTTTTCAGCAAAAAATCACTTATAGAGGAGTTTTAGGTACGACTTGCACCGACCTGCACCCTAAAGGCTGGAATGCTTGAAAAATAAGGGATTGGAGGCATTTGCATGAGAGAGAAGACCATAGAGCAGAAATTCAGGGCGGCAGTCAAGGCCGCCGGGGGCCTGGCACTTAAGTTCGCATCGCCCGGTTTTGATGGGGTGCCTGACAGACTGGCACTTCTCCCGGATGGGAAAATGGCGTTCGTGGAGGTAAAGGCTCCTGGGAAAAAGCCCCGCCCCCTGCAGCTTTCCCGGCACAGGCTGCTTCGGCAGTTGGGATTTAAAGTGTATGTGCTGGATGATGAATCACAGATCGGAGGGATGATTGATGAGATACGAGCCACATGAATACCAGAAATTTACAGCAGAATACATTGAGGCGCATCCAGTATCCGCAATCTTCCTGGACTGCGGATTAGGGAAAACGAGCATCACGCTGACGGCAGTCAACGACCTGATGTTTGACAGCTTTGAAATCCACAGGGTGCTTGTGGTAGCGCCAATCCGTGTAGCTTCTTACAGTTGGCCGGCGGAAATTGAAAAATGGGACCACCTTGAGGGACTGAAATACAGCGTGGCGGTCGGAACGGCGGCAGAGAGGCTTGCGGCATTAAAAAAGCCGGCAGACATTTATCTCATCAACCGTGAGAACGTGCAGTGGCTGATTTCCGAGAGCGGCATACCGTTTGACTTCGACATGGTGGTGATCGATGAGCTGTCGTCCTTCAAGAACCACCAGACGAAGCGGTTCAAGGCATTGATGAAAGTCCGGCCGAAAGTAAAGCGCATCGTGGGGCTGACCGGCACGCCGAGCAGCAACGGCCTGATGGACTTATGGGCGGAGTTCCGGCTGCTGGACATGGGCGAGCGGCTTGGCAGGTTCATCGGGCAGTACCGCACTTCTTACTTCCGGCCGGATAAGCAGAACGGGCAGGTGGTGTTTTCTTACAAGCCGCTGCCTGGGGCGGAGAAACAGATATACGGCAAAATATCCGACATCACCATTTCCATGAAGTCCACCGACCACCTGCAGATGCCGGAACTGATAAATTCCAGATACACGGTGTATCTTTCTGAGAAAGAGGATTCGCACTATGCGGATTTGAAGAAAGACCTCGTCCTTCAGCTTCCGGACGGCGACATCACAGCCGCCAATGCCGCATCCCTTTCCGGGAAGCTGTCGCAGATGGCGAACGGCGCAGTCTACACGGATGCCGGGGAGACGGTCGCCATCCATGAGCGGAAGCTGGACGCACTGGAGGACATCATCGAGGCGGCAAACGGCAAGCCAGTGCTTGTGGCATACTGGTTCCGGCATGACCTGGAGCGCATCACGGAACGGCTGCACAAGCTGAAAATTCCGTGTTCCCGGCTGGATACCGACGGCAGCATCCGGAAATGGAACGCCGGGGAGATCCCGGTGGCGCTGATCCACCCGGCATCCGCTGGACACGGCTTGAACCTCCAGGGCGGAGGGAACACCCTAGTGTGGTTCGGCCTTACCTGGTCACTGGAATTATACCAGCAGACGGTGGCGAGGCTGTGGCGGCAGGGGCAACAATCAGAAACCGTGGTGGTGCAGCACATCATCACGAAAGGCACCATAGACGAGCGGATCATGAAGGCGCTTTCCGAAAAGGATACCACGCAGGCCGCACTGATTGATGCAGTGAAAGCCGACTTGAAGATATAGGCGGAAATGCCGCCTCCAGTCAAAACTGCAAATCTGGGCCAATCAATGAAAATCAACGACAATCTTTGAAAATCCGGGGGAAGCAAATATATTTTGATTGGAGGCATGGCTTATGAGCATTATCTGGAAGTACCTTGACAAGCGGTCGGCGGCCGTGGACGCACTGAAGGATTACAGCAGCATGAAATTCATCATTGACCACACGGATGATGAGATAAAGGCGGCATATGAGAAAATGGGCGGCGTCAGCAGCCCGCAGTCTGACGGGATGCCCCATACGCACAATCCCCATGCTGTGGAGGACAGGATGATAAAGGGCATCGAGGAGATTGATGTGCTGAAGGAGCGTTACCGTCAGGCAGTGGAATATATGGCGTGGTTCCTCCCGGCATGGGAGGAACTTTCGGAGGATGAGCGGTATGTGCTGGAAGCCTTTTATGGTGACGGCAACGAATATGGCAGCAGCATTATCTATAAAATCGCAGACCATTTCCACATTGAGCAGAGTTCCGCCTATAACAAAAAGAACCGTGCGCTGCACCACCTCACCATCCTGCTTTTTGGGAAAAGCTGAAATTCATGAAAATAGGAGTGGATATATTTCCCCATTGACGGTAATATGCACCATACCAAAACGAGAGGAGGTGCAGGATGGCAGAAGAGGATGAAGTTTCAAGGATCATGGCGGTGGCGGAGAAATACAGCGATTACTGGAATGAGTGGCATTCGGACATCGCCATTGGCAGGAAAGGACCGAACTTTTTCTATGTGTACAACGACCAGTACCGTTACTTTGAGGTGTTTGAGGAATTCAGCACGGCGGAGGAACTGGAGAAGCTGATCATCGGAACCATGGCGGAGAACATGGAGACCTTCAATGCCGTGGCGCTGGAGAACACGCAGAAGATGTTTGAAAACCTGGACATCAACGAGAACGTCGGCAGTTACGACCCGGACTTCCACATCTACAAGCTGCTTCGGCAGATGGAGATCATGACGGGGCAGTTGGAACACTGGTCGGAACTTGTGGCAGGCACATACCGGTCATTTGCAAATGTCTGTAAAGACATGAAATTTGGCGGGAAAAAACCGGGCGGGGACACACATGAGTAATTCCGTGTAAAATGTTTGCCATATGGCGTGGTATACTGACATTATCGAAAACTGCATAAAGACAGACGGCCTTCGTGGGAAACTTCTCCTGCGGGGGCTTTCTTTATGCCATGAGGAGGTGAGAGCAATGCCAAGGAAACCGAAGAGGCCGTGTTCCTTCCCCGGATGCCCGAAGCTGACAGAGGGGCGCTTTTGTGAGGAGCATGAAAAGCAGGAGAACCGCCGCTACGAGAAGTACGACCGTGACCCGGCTGTACGCCGTAGGTACGGCAGAGCGTGGAAACGAATCCGTGACCGCTACGCCGCCAAGCACCCGTTCTGTGAGGAGTGTTATAAGAAAGGGCTGCTGCATCCTGTGGAGGAGGTACACCACAAACTGCCGCTGGCAGAGGGCGGCACCCATGATGAGTCAAACCTTGTGTCGCTGTGCCAGCCGTGCCATGCCAGGATTCATGCGGAGCGTGGCGACAGGTGGCATAAGCATTAATTTATTTTATGGGAATCAGTGCTGTGTTGATTTATGCTGTGGAGGTTTCTGCTGACCCGGAGGGGCGGTCGGAATCTCTACAGCAGATATTCTGTGGAACGGGCGTGGGGTCACACGCACAAAAACCGGAAATCAAACGGGGGATTGCCCCGCCCTGATTTTCCGCATTCCATAGGCTTTTTAAGGTGCTGTGGCGTTTGATTTCCGCAGCTTTTTTCAAACGAAATCAAAGAAACGGGGTGAAAACAGTGGCAAAAGACGGCAGCAACCGTGGCGGCGCAAGGCCGGGGGCAGGGCGCAAGCCCAAGGCGCTCACGGAGAAGATCAGCGAGGGGAAAACGGCTGCGGTTATGATGGAGCCTGCCGAACTGGAGGGCGTGGATGTGCCGCCCGTGAAGGACTTCCTCAAATCCCCGCAGAAGAGCGGGCGGGAGCTGGTGGCGGAGGAAGTGTACCAGGAAACCTATGCCTGGCTGAAAGCGAGGGGATGTGAAAAGCTGGTCACCGTGCAGATGGTGGAGCAGTACGCCATGAGCGTGTCCCGGTGGATTCAGTGCGAGGAGATCGTGTCCTCCACGGGCTTCCTTGCGAAACACCCGACCACGGGGGCTGCCATCGCATCCCCCTATGTCACCATGAGCCAGTCCTACATGAAGCAGACCAATTACTGCTGGATGCAGATATACCAGATCGTGAAGGAGAACTGCTCGGTGGAATTCCAGGGCAACACGCCCCAGGATGATGTGATGGAGCGGCTGCTCCGCGCAAGGAAAGGAGTGTAGATAAAAAATGGGTAAGACGACAACCGAGATGCAGCTCATCCCTTTGGGGAAGCTGGTGCCGTATGTGAACAACGCACGGACGCACTCGCCGGAGCAGCTTGCGAAGCTCCGCTCATCCCTGCGGGAGTTCGGCTTCATCAACCCGGTCATCATCGACCGGGATTTCAATGTCATTGCGGGGCATGGCAGGATCATGGCGGCGAAGGAGGAAGGGATTGCAGAGATCCCGTGTGTATTTGTGGATTATCTGACGGAGGCGCAGAAGAAAGCCTACATCCTTGCGGATAACCGCATGGCTCTGGATGCCGGGTGGGATGAGGAACTGCTCCGTATTGAGATTGAATCCCTGCAGGGCGCGGATTTTGATGTGTCGCTGACAGGCTTCGGTGAGGATGAGATTGCAGACCTCTTTGCCGGGGATAGTGAAAAAGATGTGAAAGATGATGATTTTGACCTTTCCGCCGCACTGGAGAAAGCGGCGTTCGTGGAGTGGGGCGACATCTGGACGGTGGGCAGGCACAGGCTGATGTGCGGCGACGCCACCAGCACGGAGGACGTGGCGGCGCTCATGGATGGGAAGAAGGCAAACCTCATCGTGACGGACCCGCCGTATAACGTCGCATTCAAGAGCGGCAGCGGGCTTTCCATCCAGAATGACAGCATGGAGAACGGGGAGTTCTACACTTTTCTGTACAATTCCTTCCAGAACATTGCGGAGCATCTGGAGAAGGGCGGCGCGGCATATGTGTTCCATGCGGACACGGAGGGGCTGAATTTCCGCAAGGCATTTGTGGATGCGGGGTTCCACCTGGCGGGCGTGTGCATCTGGGTGAAGAATTCCCTCGTGCTTGGGCGCTCGGACTACCAGTGGCAGCATGAGCCTGTGCTGTACGGTTTTCTGAAGAACGGGAAGCACCCGTGGTATTCCGACCGGAAGCAGACCACCATCTGGAACTACGACAAGCCGAAGCGGAACAAAAACCACCCGACCTCAAAGCCGCTTGACCTGCTCGGATACCCGATCTGCAATTCCTCTCAGGAGAATGCCATCGTGCTGGACACCTTCGGCGGCAGCGGCTCCACGATGATGGCGTGTGAGCAGACAAACCGTATCTGCTGCATGATGGAGTTGGATGAGAAGTACGCGTCCGTCATCCTGCGGAGGTATGTGGAGGACACCGGGGATTCGGAAAATGTGTTTGTGGAGCGGGGCGGGGAGAAAATCCCGTACTCCGCACTGGTAAAGGAGGTGGAGACAGAATGAATGCGGACGCTATAGATATCCATAGAAGCAGATCCGGCACTGGCAGCGGAGACACACCGAATCCGCAGACTGCGGATTCACGGCTGACCCTCGGAAGCCTCTTTGACGGCTCCGGGGGATTCCCGCTCGGCGGTCTGCTTGCGGGTATCACTCCTTTATGGGCATCAGAAATTGAGCCGTTCCCCATCCGTGTGACAACAAAGCGGCTGCCCTCCGTGGAACACCTGGGCGATATCAACAGCATCCGCGGGGATGGAATAGAGCCGGTGGACATCATCACCTTCGGCTCGCCCTGCACGGATATGTCGGTGGCGGGAAAGCGGGCGGGGCTTGGCGGGCAGCAGTCCTGCCTGTTCTATCAGGCAATACGAATCGTAAAGGAAATGAGGTGTGCAACAGATGGAAAATATCCAAGGTTTATCGTGTGGGAGAATGTCCCCGGAGCCTTCTCGTCCAACAAAGGGGAGGACTTCAAGGCCGTCCTCGAAGCGGTCTGCTCCGTCAAAGACGAAAGTATTTCTGTACCTGGACCTCCAAAAGGGAAGTGGGCAAACGCAGGAACTGTCGTGGGGGACGGATTTTCCCTCGCATGGCGGGTGCTTGACGCCCAATTTTGGGGAATCCCCCAGCGGAGAAAACGCATCTACCTTGTCGCAGATTTTACAGGCGGGAGTGCCGGAAAGGTATTATTTGAGTCCGAAGGCGTGTCTGGGTATTCTGCGGAGGGCTTCCGTGCGTGGCAAGGAGCTGCCGGAGGTGCTGCGGATCGCGCTGGAGCGGCAGGCGGCATCTGCCGGGGCATAGTATGTCTTAATGACCAGGGTGGGCAGAGGATGGATGTGACGGATGACATGACCTGCACTTTGCGGGCAGAGGCGCACCATCCGCCGTGTGTGCTGGAATCAGCAGGTTTCTGCACGGAGCATTCCGCACAGGCGCGGGGGATTGGGTACGGGGAGGAAACCTCGCCCACGCTCCGTGCCGGGACGGTCCCTGCGGCGGTGGCACTGGAGAACCACCCTGCGGACAGCCGTGTGAAGCTGTCGGGGGACGGCAAGGTACAGACGCTGACATCCCGGATGGGGACCGGCGGCGGGAATGTACCGATGGTCATGAGCCAGGAGGATGCCGCCATGGAAGCGGAACTTTATGAGAACCATTCACAGGATACGAGATACACGGGGCCTTTGGAAACAGCGCCCACGGTCAGCTCCACCTACGGCATGGGCGGGAACAACCAGCCGTTCGTGGTGGAAACGCCCAAGACGTTGAAAATCCGCTCCGGCTGTGAGGGCGGCGGGAAAGGGGCGATCATACAGGACGACAAATCCGCAACGCTCTCCTGCAACAATGACCAGACGGTGTTCGTGCCGTTCTGCAAGGGATACCGCGCCCACTGCAAAGGGGATGCACCAACATGGAAGGACGGGAAGGTGGCAAACACGCTGAACACCTTTGATGTGGGGGAAAGCCACTGCAACGAGCTGGTGGTGCAGGCATACGGCATCTGCTCCAAGGACAGCAATGCCATGAAATCGGATAACCCGCACAGCGGATTCTATGAGGCGGATACTTCCCGGACACTGGATGGGAACGGCGGGAACCCCTCCTGCAACCAGGGCGGCATTGCCGTGGTAGAGCCAGGCGCGATGTCGGCGTTCCACATCAACCAGAGGGACGAGGTCATCGACCTGCAGGGGAAGTCCGGGGCGCTGATGGCGACACGGAATATGCAGATGCAGACCTTTGTCCTGCAGGGCTCCATGATCGGGCGGGATGACAGGAACGGGCCGCAGGGCAGCGGCATCAATGAGGATGTTTCCTTTACGCTGGATGCCACGGACCGGCACGCAGTCGCGCAGCCAACCTACTGCACCAGTAAGAATTCCCATTTTACACGGGCAGAGAAAGAGCTGGCGAATACGCTGGTGGCTACGGATTATAAGGACCCTCCTGTCATCAACGATGTGCAGACTGCATCCGGAAAGGAAGTGTTCGGCACACTTTCCGCAAGCATGGGCTCCAAGCAGTGGCTCGGCAACCAGGAGGCATTCAGCGGGGACTACCATATCATGGAGCCGGAATATATCGTCCGCAGGCTGACGCCGACGGAATGTGCGAGGCTGCAGGGCTTCCCGGACTGGTGGTGCAGCGGCCTTGGGACGGAAGAGCCAACGGAGGATGACCTTGCCTTCTGGCGGGAGGTCTTTGAAACCCATAGGAAGATTGCAGGGACTTCCACCAAGCCGAAGACCGATAAGCAGATCATCAAGTGGCTGAAAGACCCGCATTCGGATTCCGCTGAATATAAGATGTGGGGAAACGGCGTGGCGCTGCCGAATGTCTATTTCGTGCTTTCGGGCATTGTGTATTACGCACAGTTCCCGGACTTTTTATTGTGATATTTTTTCTCACATACCGCTTGCTATTTCTGCCGTTCAGAGTGATTAATGTAGTACCGAAAAACGAAGGAGGTACAAAAAAATGAGGTTTGAATTCAACAGGACAGGGGCAGAAAGAAAAGCACTGGTGCAGGCGATGGGGGAGATTTTAGAGGTAAAGCCGAAGTACCTCGGAATGCCGACAGCGGCTTACCAGGTGGATTACTTCCGCATCGACAAGACCGGCGCGGTGGAGTTTGACGACCGGGCAGATAGTGAGGAAATAGAAAACCTGCTGGAGCGGCTTGCTGAACGGGGGATTGTCGCAGCCCCGGCAGAAACGGCACAAGAGGCCGGCACGGAGGAAGAAAATGCGGATGCGGAAAATAATGCGGAGGAGCAGGAAACGGAGGCACAGGGGGCAGATCTGGGGCTTACGGTGGCAATGCCGAGGGATTCCTTCACGGATGCCGCGCTGGAGAACCTGCAGAAGCTGGTGGATGCCAAAGGGAGCCTGATTAAAAAGGCGCTGGCGGTTGACAGCCTCCCGATTGAAACGGACGGGGAGAAGGTTTCCTTCCCATGGTTTGCGGAGGGGCAGGACAGCGAATCGGTGAAAGCCTACACCCATTTCATTGCCGCCATCTGCGACATGGCAAGAAACCAGAAGCGCGTCACTGCAAAGGAAAAGCCTGCGGACAACGAAAAGTACGCATTCCGGTGTTTCCTGCTCCGGCTCGGATTCATCGGGGCGGAATATAAAGGGGAGCGGAAAATCCTGCTGAAGAACCTCTCCGGCAGCTCGGCTTTCAAGAACGGCGAGCCTAAAAACGGAACGCTCCGGCCGGAGCCGGTCAATCCTTCCATGCGGGTGGATGCCGGAGAGCATCCAGAACTGACAGAGGAACTGCTTGATGAGATGCTGGTACAGCAGGTCAATAACGGATTCGGAGGTGCGGCAGATGGGATTTCCGAGTAGGGAGGTTGTGGAGCGCATCCGCAGGGAGTACCCTGCGGGGACGCGGGTGGAGCTTCTGCGGATGGACGATGTGCAGGCTCCGCCTATCGGGACAAAGGGAACCGTGACGGGCGTGGATGACACGGCGAGCGTCATGGTCGCATGGGACAATGGCAGCCATCTCCATGCAATTTACGGCGAGGATAAAATACGCAGGATACCACTGGAAAGGAAGGATAACGGGATGAACGCAAAACAGGCTTTTGAGAAACTTGGATACACGCAGGTGCGGGCGGATGACGACTACATCATTTATGAAAAAGAGATTGACGGCGGGGCAGACAAAAAGGTGGTAGATTTCTGCACCCAGTTGGAAAATGTCAGGGTCAGCTTTGAAAGTGAGATGGATACGCCAAGCATTGATATGGGGCTTTTCAAGGCAATTTCGGTACAGCTTGCGGAACTTGGCTGGGCGCAGTAAACCCGGCTCTGCCAAGCCGGATAACCTGCCATAAAATACACAAATTCCGGCCTGAATCATTGTGTAATATATGCTCCGAATTGACTTGCTATTATCCCCTTTTAGAGCGAATATGTGTACTACCGAAAGGGAAAACACACAAAGAAAACGGAGGAAAACAGCATGAACGCAAAGTTAGCAAGGCAGGTCGAGGAGATGAAAAAGCAGACCATCGGGGTTGAGGTGGAGATGAACAGCATCGCAAGGAGCAGGGCGGCGAAGGTCGCAGCGGACTTCTTCGGAACAGGGCGCTACGAGGATACGGCAAGACGGAACGGCTACTACACCTGGAGCGCATGGGACGCGCAGGGCAGGGAATGGAAATTCCAGAGGGACGTGAGCATCGCAGGACCGGACAGCGAAAAGTGCGAACTGGTGACGCCGATCCTCACCTACGCAGACATCGAAACCCTGCAGGAGCTCATCCGGCAGCTGCGGCACGCCGGAGCGAAAAGCGACGCAGGAAGGGGCTGCGGGGTCCATTATGCATCGCTCAGAATTATAAAAAAGATTTTGAAAAAACCGCCGTTTTATCAAGCCTGTTTTGTCAAAATCTTTCCATAATAATCATTCGCAGTATTTATTAAGCCAGTCAAGAAGCGATGGGTTATTCCGGTATTCGATCGGTGCTGTGTCAGGGGATTTTATCTGTTCACTTGCCGCTTTGAGTGCATCCTGACGCTGCCTGCTGTCAATCCGCGCATATACCTCAGTTGTTTTTATGTGTTCATGCCCAAGCTGGTCACGGATGTAAATAAGGTTCTGCCCGGCCTGCAGCATCAACATGGCTTTTGTATGCCTCAGGCAGTGCGGTGTGAGTTTTGCAGGGAAATCCATGGGGCACTCCTCATGGATTTCGGATGTATATTTTTGCAGGATATATGTTATCCCTGCCCTTGTGAACTGGTTCCCGCTCCTGTTAAGGAAAAGGAAGCGCCCTGCCTGTGCCGGATTCCGGAGCCCTTCATTATTGAAATAAAGGCTGAGCAGCTTCGCCGTATTGCTGCTGACGGGGACATACCGGTTTTTGTTCCCTTTTCCATGCACGAGGATCTGAGCCGGGGTTCCGAGACGGACGTCAGATACACGGATGCCGACCAGTTCGCTGACCCTCACACCCGTATCTGAAAGGATGGTCAGTATGAGCAGGTCTTTGAACCCATATTTGTTGCTGCTGTCAGGCCTGGCAAGGAGCATCTCAAGCTGCCCTGCGGTAAGGTACTGCATGGCGGGCTTTTCCTGTTTCTTGGATGGGATCGCAAGTATCTGCTGCATGTTATACAGGTCCTGCGGTGAATCGGCTTGGACATACCTGCAGAACGACTTTATTGCGGCAAGCCTCTGGTTCCTGGTTGATGCGGAGCATCCCTTTTCTTCAAGCGATGACAGGAATGCTTTGATATTGTCAGATGTAAATTCATCCATCGTCACTTTATTGATTGGCTTTTTCAAACTGTCATGGAAAAACGGTATCAGGAGCTGGAATGTATGGTTGTATGAAATGAATGTGTTCTCAGACAGCCCGCGTTCCCCGCCAAGGTAGGTTGTCAGGAAACGGGAAATATAATACTGCAGGTTTTTATCCTTCATAGCTTTCCACCTCCGGGATGATCTTATCCATGATGCCGTCCATAGCCTTTATGACGGATGGGTATGCCTCCGCTGTCAGCCTCAGGTACCGTTCCGTTGCCGACAGCCGCCGGTGTCCAAGATAAGTACACAGGAGCGGGAGGAAGGCATTGGGGTCTGTCCCGGCCTCCACCGCCGCCTGCAGGGAATGGACCGCGAAGGTATGGCGGACATCGTGCAGGCGCGGGCCTTTCCCGCGTCCCCTGTGCGGTATGCCGGCTTTCCAAAGCGTCTGCCTGAACCAGTCGTAGGCTGTGTTTGTACTGAACTGTTTCCCGCCGTCATGCTGGAAAACAGGCTCCCCTTCCGGATAGCCGTGTGCGGACAGGTAATCTGCCACCCGTCCCGAGAGGCTCTGCGACATCGGCACCAGCCGGGAATTATCATTCTTTGCTTCACGGACCAGCAGCATCTCCTGGCGGATGGAAATGTCCCCGGCTGTAAGCGATAATGCTTCGTTGATCCGCAGCCCCGTCCCGTAAAGGAGCCGGAACAGCAGGGGTGCGCAGCGGACATAGGACGCGCCCTGGCTTTTCCAGTTGTCAGCTGCATCAAATATGAGGCGCATTTCATCATGCGTGAAAATATACGGGGTGAAACCGCTCCCGTTCAGTTTTTCCCTTGCATTGGGAGGGACCGGCAGCACATCGTCCCCCTGCGACAGCAGATAGGAGTAAAACTGGCGGTATACGCTGTTCCTGGTTGAAAACGTCTTGTCCGATTCCGAACTGCGTTTCCCAAGCCATCCGTACACTGTTTTTTCCGGATGGTCTGCGGGGGTGACGCCGTGCGTCCGGAAATAGCGGTCCAGCCTCTGCAGCTCCTTTACCTCGCCGTTATATTTGCAGCCTTCAAGCCGTTTGGACTCGACAAACCCATAGAGGAGGGAAGCGTACCCGCTTGAGAAAGCGGGCGTGTTGTACGGCACCATCAGTCCACCTCCAATGCGCAGTTCCGGAGCTGGCCGGTTCCGATTTTTGTATAGATCATCGTAGTGTCAGTGGAGCTGTGCCCGAGGACTTCTGAAATCGTCGGCATCGGCACGCCCTGGTTCAGCATGTTCCCGGCAATGCTGTGCCGCAGCGAATGCAGCCCCCTTTTCCTGTGGTGGAAATCGGTAAAGCCTGAAATCTTCATATATTTATTGATGATATAGTGAAGGTTGTCATCCTGCCCGAAAGCCTCGTATGGGGCGTTGTGCCGGACAAAAATGTTCCGGCAGGAGGTTTCCGGGCGTCCGTTTTTGAAGTAGTCAACGAGCGCCGCCGCAACATCATCCAGCAGCGGGAAGGTCATTGCAGTGCCGGTCTTTCCCTGGCAGAAGGAAAAGGATGACGCATTCCAGTCAATGTCGGACAGCCGCAGGTCCCGGATGTCCCCGACGCGCATGCCGTACCTTATGGCAAACAGAAGGATTGCGTAATCCCGTTTCCCGGCAGGGTTTTCCCGGTCAACATTGGAAAGCAGCGTTGTTATCTCAGCTGCCGTGTAAAAGGATGGTATGCGCCCTTTATGGTTTCCCTGTACATTTGGCACAAAGACAGAATTATCAACAACAGTATATCCGTGCTTATACAGGAAGTCGAAGAACTTCCTTAAAACATAGGCGTCATAGGTCTGTGTTGTGCGGCAGACATGGGAGCGGGTCTTGCGATATGCGAGGATCGTATCCCTGTCAAGTTTTGTAAAATCGGTGCAGCCGCGCCTTTCGAGGAACCCAAGGAAGGATTCCATGCGGAACCTTATCTGTCTGTGCGATGTCCTTGCCATTGTTTCCGTGACGGAATCCATGAATTCCCCGATTGCCGGCTGGAAAGCCTGGCTGAAAGAATGGTCTTTGCCCAGCCTCCGCCTGTAAATGGTGCCGCTTGCCTGGTACTCCAGGAGTACCGTGATGGCACGGTGGCAGTGGCGGGAATCCCTCGGGCAGGCTTTGGATGGTTCACTTAGCGTGATGCCGTAAGTCTGGTAAAAATACCGTTCCCCGCATTCCCTGCTGAATTCGTGAATCCCTTCCTGTTCCATGAATTCAGATAAACGGTTCCAAAACCGATGGTATGCCGCTATTGTATGCCCGTCATACTGCAGCGTATGGAGCAGTTGGTCGACTGCCCCTGTCAGGTTCTCAAATGATGCATTCATACTGATGAGTTCTCCTACAAATATATTCAGGCTTCTGCCTGTGAGATATATTGTAGGATGTTATGGAAAGTTTACAAGTCTGATAATGTGGCGGGAATCCTTGTAAAATCAAAGGTTATGCATAAATCTTTCTTATAACTCTGGACGATGCATAATGGACCTTATGAATAGCTTTCCATAAGGTACACATCCACATCGGGGCAAAAGGCCACACGCCGCAGAGCCTCAGAAACCTCGCCAACATCATGGCGGGCCACGAGAGCCTTATCGCGGACGCATTAAACCTTGACCGGTGGAGGATGAACCGCTACTGCCGCACGGTTGACCCGCGGTTCTTAGAGGCGGTCAACAGGAAGAAACCTTCCACGATGGCGGCCCTTGCGGACATCTGGTACACGAGTCACGGCGCAAGCTACGGCAGGGACCAGCACTACAACGACAGCCGCTACCATATGCTGAACTACCACGCAACCTTCACCAAGGGCACGGTGGAATTTAGGCTCTTCCAGTTCGACGAGCCGGGCGACGGGCGCAGGGGCGGCCTCCACGCAGGGCAGCTTAAAAGCTACATCCAGCTCTGCCTCGCGCTCAGCCAGATGGCGAAGGAAGTCAAGAGCGCAAGCTCGAAGCCGCAGCAGAACGAGAACCCGAAATACGCCATGCGGACATGGCTCCTCCGGCTCGGCTTCATCGGGGACGAATTCAAGACCGCAAGGGACATCCTGACAAGGAGGCTTGCAGGGGACGCATCCTTCCGGAACGGAAGGGCCGCTTGAAGGGAACGCGGGAGGTAGCCTCCTGCCACCTTTCCTGCCACGGAAACGGCAGTTGGACCGCTACGGCGGTCTTAAGGTGGTAGAAGGGTGCCCCTTCGGAAAGGATGGATTTCAAAATGGAAAAAAGATACTACATTGCTTACGGCTCAAACCTGAATGTCGGGCAGATGCGGATGCGCTGCCCTGGGGCGAGGATCATCGGGACTTCGGTGGTGGAAGGCTACCGGCTGCTGTTTAAAGGGAGCAGGACCGGCTCCTACCTCACCATTGAGCCGCAGGAGGGCGCAAGCGTACCCGTGGCGGCATGGGCGGTGACGGAGGAGGATGAGGCTGCCCTGGACCGCTACGAGGGCTTCCCGTCCTTTTACTACAAAAAGGAGATGGAGCTGCCCATCAAGGGCATCAGGACCGGCAAGGTCCGCAGGCGGAAGGTTTTTGTCTACATCATGCATGAGGACCGTCCGCTTGGGCTGCCGAGCGAATTCTACATGGCGACCTGCATGGAGGGATACCGGAGGTTCGGATTTGATGAGGCATTCCTGGAACAGGCGTATGCCGACAGCAGGGAGGAATTTCCGGGCGGGTGGAAGACCGGGGACGCTTGCTTCATGGTGACCAACCGGAAGAACGGATGCACTGGCACATACACGGTGCAGGGATTTGACGGGAGATATTTCTGCCTGCAGAACCGCAGAGGGAGCCGCTGCCGCGCATCCGAAAGGCGGATGTTCCGCAGCAGGGAGGCGGCGCTCGCCCCACGGGAGGAAAATACGGAATCAGGAGGAAACTGCGATGAAAGAAACAGATAATATTGCGAGGATTTCGGTCTGCCCAAGGTGCGGGCAGACCTACCACGGGAGGCCGGCAGTTTCGCGGGCGGACGGCAGAACGCCGCTCTGCCCGGACTGCGGCACCAGGGAGGCGCTGGAGAGCATCGGGGTGGACGGGAAGGAGCAGGAACAGATCCTGGAAGCCATCCACAGGTGCTACGGCAGGGGATGAAAATTACAAAGGCAAAGGAAGGAGCGTAAAGCTATGGAAAAAAGGACAGAGGTCATCCAGGAGTGGATTGACGCAAGAAGGGAACGGGGCGAGGCTGCAACAAAGTGTATGTTTTACATCACCGTCCCAAAAGATACCGACCTTTACAAGGATGAAACCATCAAGAAAATCGAGGGCATCCTCGACCGGAACCATGTCAGCCACGGCCATGTGGATACGGTCTGCGGCGCATGGAACCTGAACCGGGACTGGATTGAGACCGGCGGGATCGACTGCATTGTGGAATTCTGCGGGGTGTACCCGGTCAATTGGGACATGGACGATGTGGTGGAGCTTGAACGGATGGAAACCGAAGGGGAGATCATCATGCTGGTTGACTGGATAGAGGATGGGAAGCACATCCCCAACCATTGAAAACTACACAATTCCCGCTGTGGATGTTTGTGCAGTTTATGCTCCGAATTAACTTGATAAAATGTGGTTTTAGAGCGAATATGTGTACTACCGAAAGGAATAACAAAGCCGCAGGCTTAGAAAACGGAGGAAAACAGAATGCTGAACAGGAAATTTGAAGGAGCCACACTTTACGAGATCGACTACACACCGAAGGGGACAAAGACCATGAAGACCGTTTCGGTCTGGGCGAAGAACCGGCTGGATGCATCAAACTACATGATACTGAACCACATTTGGGGAAAGCAGCATGAGATCAGGGTTGCGACCGCCAACCTGCTGAAATAAGGAGGGGAACGGATATGCGGAGAGAAGGAAGCATTAAGGTAAACAGCAGCATTTTTCATTACTGGGTGAAATATTACGATGAACCGAGTGAGGAGTACGGCATTGACGGCGGACGGATTTCCAAGGCGATGCTGAAGCGGGATGGTGAGATTGTTTATAACTATGACAGGGGGCTGGATATTGCGCCTGCAGATGGGGATACGGATATTGCGCTGGCAATCCTCTTGAAAGATTACAACTAAGGAGTTTGAAACTGGAAATTCCAAGAGCAGGGCCGGACGGCTCTGTGTCTTGTACTGATAGATTAGGGCTTGCCGCTGGCAGGCCATTTTTGATGCCATCTTCTGGAGGTGATGCCTATGGCAATGCGGAAACTGAAAAAGTATAAGCCGACAAAGTTCAAGGCAAAGGACAGCCGCTATGATAAGGATGCCGCCGATTTTGCCGTGATGTTCATAGAAAGCCTGTGCCACACCAAAGGGACATGGGCGGGGAAGCCTTTTGAACTGATCGACTGGCAGGAGCAGATCATCCGTGATATTTTCGGCACGTTAAAGCCGAACGGATACCGCCAGTTCAACACAGCATACGTTGAGATTCCGAAGAAGCAGGGCAAGTCAGAGCTGGCGGCGGCCGTGGCGCTGCTTTTGACCTGCGGGGACGGGGAGGAACGCGCCGAGGTGTACGGCTGTGCCGCTGACCGTCAGCAGGCCACTATCGTCTTTGACGTGGCGGCGGACATGGTGCGGATGTGTCCGGCACTGAATAAGAGGGTGAAGATACTCGCCTCGCAGAAGCGGATCATATACACGCCGACCAATTCCTTCTACCAGGTGCTTTCGGCGGAGGCGTATTCCAAGCACGGCTTCAACATCCACGGCGTGGTGTTTGACGAGCTGCACACGCAGCCGAACCGGAAATTGTTTGATGTCATGACCAAGGGTTCCGGGGACGCCAGGATGCAGCCGCTGTATTTCCTCATCACCACGGCGGGGACGGACACCCATTCCATCTGCTATGAGACGCACCAGAAGGCGACGGATATTTTAGAGGGCGGAAGATTGACCCTACATTTTACCCGGTGATTTATGGTGCGGATGAAGCGGATGACTGGACGGACCCGAAGGTGTGGAAAAAGGCGAACCCCTCACTGAACATCACGGTGGGCATTGATAAGGTGGAGGCTGCCTGCGAGTCGGCAAAGCAGAATCCGGGGGAAGAGAACAGTTTCCGGCAGCTCCGCCTGAACCAGTGGGTGAAACAGGCGGTGCGGTGGATGCCCATGGACAAATGGGATGCCTGTGCCTTCACGGTTTCGGAGGATGGGCTGGAGGGGCGTGTCTGCTACGGCGGGCTGGACTTATCCTCCACCACGGATATCACGGCATTCGTGCTGGTGTTCCCGCCGCTGGATGAGGAGGACAAATACTGCATCCTGCCGTACTTCTGGGTGCCGGAGGAGACGCTGGAGCTGCGGGTGCGGCGCGACCATGTCCCCTATGATGTGTGGGAGCGGCAGGGGAAGCTGATGACCACGGAGGGGAACGTGGTGCATTACGGCTTTATTGAGAAATACATTGAGAGGCTCGGTGAGCGGTTCAACATCCGGGAGATCGCCTTTGACCGGTGGGGCGCTGTGCAGATGGTGCAGAACCTTGAGGGGATGGGATTCACGGTGGTCCCGTTCGGGCAGGGCTTCAAGGATATGTCCCCGCCCACCAAGGAGCTGATGAAGCTGGTGCTGGAGCAGATGATTGCCCACGGCGGGCATCCGGTCCTGCGGTGGATGATGGATAACATCTTCATCCGCACCGACCCTGCAGGAAATATAAAGGCAGATAAGGAGAAGTCCACGGAGAAGATTGACGGGGCAGTGGCCGCCATCATGGGGCTTGACCGTGCCATCCGCTGCGGGAATGAAACTTCGGAGAGCGTCTATGATTCCCGCGGCTTGTTGGTATTTTAACATTTTACAGGGTTGTGTGCGGAATCTTTGGTGGTTCCTTGTATGGCTATTTTTCCCGCATTCCTTTATGCTGTCTGGCGAAGGAGGTGGAAGGATGGACGATAAGGATTTCCTTGAGCTCATCATTTCGGAACGGATGGGGATGCACCATGATAACTTTAAGAAAGAGCATCCCCCTACGGAGGAGCAGGCTGCGGAAGCAGAAAAGGCAGGCAAGGCACACGAGCTGCTGTTCCAGCAGTTAAGTGCGGAGCAGCGGGAAATGATGGAGCTGTGCGAGGATGTGACAAATTCGGAAGCCACACGGGAAACCGAATATTACTACCGTGCAGGGTTCCGGGACGGGGTGAGCCTTGACAGGCTGATAAAGCAGATCAGGGAAAATAATAAATAAAAACATAAGACAGGGATTAAGACGGGCATCGCTTTGGCGGTGCCTTTCTGCTGTCCGTTTTCAGAAAGGAGAGTGGTTCCTATGGGATTATTCAGCGGATTGTTCAGGGCGAGGGATGCGCCCCAGAACAGGACTTCCGGCAGCGCCTACAGTTTTTTCATGGGCGGCAGCACGAGTGGGAAAAGGGTAAACGAGCGTTCCTCCATGCAGATGACGGCGGTGTACTCCTGCGTCCGGATTCTTTCCGAGGCAGTGGCGGGGCTTCCGCTGCATTTTTACAGATATATGGAGGACGGAGGGAAGGAGAAAGCGGCGGAACACCCGCTGTATTTTTTACTCCATGACGAGCCGAACCCGGAGATGACTTCCTTCGTGTTCCGGGAAACGCTGATGACGCACCTGCTCCTCTGGGGCAACGCCTACGCACAGATCATCCGAAACGGCAAAGGGGAGGTCATCGGGCTGTACCCTCTGATGCCGGACCGTATGGGTGTGGAGCGTGACAGCAAAGGGCAGCTTTACTACGAATACACAGTGAGCATGGATGACGCGCCGACCGTAAAAGGCAGCACGGTCATCCTGCCGCCCGCGGAGGTGCTGCACATCCCCGGCCTCGGCTTTGACGGGCTGGTTGGCTATTCCCCCATTGCCATGGCAAAGAACGCCATCGGCATGGCGATAGCCTGCGAGGAATACGGGGCGAAGTTCTTCGCCAACGGCGCACAGCCGAGCGGCGTGCTGGAGCATCCGGGGACGCTGAAAGACCCCTCAAGGGTGCGGGAGAGCTGGCAGTCCACCTTCGGAGGAAGCCACAACGCCAACAAGGTGGCCGTTTTGGAGGAGGGGATGAAATACACGCCTATCTCCATTTCTCCGGAACAGGCGCAGTTTTTGGAAACACGGAAGTTCCAGATCAATGAGATTGCGCGGATTTTCCGTGTGCCTCCGCACATGGTGGGCGACCTGGAAAAGAGCAGCTTCTCCAACATCGAGCAGCAGAGCCTTGAGTTTGTGAAATACACCCTCGACCCATGGGTGTCCCGGTGGGAGCAGTCCATGGCGCGGTCCCTGCTGACGCCGGAGGAAAAGAAGCAGTATTTTGTGAAATTCAACGTGGACGGCCTGCTCCGGGGCGACTACCAGAGCCGCATGAACGGGTACGCCGTAGGGCGGCAGAACGGGTGGATGTCCGCAAATGACATCCGGGAGCTGGAGAACCTTGACCGTATCCCGGAGGAATTGGGAGGCGACTTATATCTTATCAACGGAAACATGATGCCGCTTTCGATGTCAGGGGCGGCGTACCAAGAAGGGAAGGAGGAATCCAATGAAAACGAAGAAGTTCTGGAAGTGGAGGGACCAGGCGGAGGCGGGGACGGCTCCGGAGGAGAGGACTCTGTTTCTGAACGGCACCATCGCAGAGGAAAGCTGGTTTGACGATGACGTCACGCCGCAGCTTTTCAAGGATGAGCTGAATGCCGGGAACGGGGACATCACTGTGTGGATCAACTCGCCGGGCGGCGACTGCGTGGCGGCGGCACAGATCTACAATATGCTCTCCAACTACAAGGGAAAAGTCACAGTAAAGATTGACGGCATTGCTGCGTCGGCGGCATCCGTCATTGCCATGGCGGGCGACACCGTCCTGGTGTCCCCGGTATCCATGCTGATGATACACAATCCCGCCACCATCGCCTGGGGCGACCATGCCGAGATGCAGAAGGCCATTGATATGCTTTCCGAGGTAAAGGAGTCCATCATCAACGCCTATGTGTTAAAGACGGGGCTTTCCCGGTCGAAGCTGTCGCACCTGATGGATGCGGAAACATGGATGGATGCAAACAAGGCGGTGGAGCTTGGCTTTGCGGATGAAATTATGACGCGGGCAAAGGCGGAGCCGGAAAAGGAGCTGGAGGAAGGAGACGCTTCCGAAGAGGATGAGGAAGAAGAGAAGAAATTCCCTCCCGCTCCAAGCTCCATGCTGTTCTCCCGCAGGGCGGCAAACAACGCCCTTTTGAATAAACTGGCCGCCAAGTATGGGCAGGCAGAACAGAAAAGCAGCATTCAGGCGCAGGCAGAAATTCCTGCACCGGAGACAGAAACCGGCCGTTCCGTGGACGCACTCATGGAGCGGCTTAATTTATTAAAGCGATAAGAAGGAGGATTTCATTATGACGATTCTGGAACTGCGTGAGAAACGCGCAAAGGCATGGGAGGCGGCAAAGGCATTTTTGGATTCCCACAGGAAGGAGAACGGAGTCCTTTCCGCGGAGGATGACGCCGCATACACGAAGATGGAGCAGGAGATCACCGACCTTGGGAAAGAGATTGCAAGGCTGGAGCGGCAGGAGGCATTGGATGCGGAGCTGAACCGCCCGGTGAATAAGCCCCTAACGGGGAAACCGGGCTGCGGGGCGGACACGGACGGTGCGGAGGATAAGACGGGGCGCGCCTCTGACGATTACCGGAAGAACTTCTGGAACGCCATGCGCTCCAAGGTGCCGATGCCGAATGTGACCAACGCCCTGCAGATTGGGACGGACTCCGAGGGCGGCTACCTGGTGCCGGATGAATATGAAAGGACACTGGTGGAGGCGCTGGAGGAGGAGAACATCTTCCGGCAGATGGCGAAAGTGATCAAGACCTCCAGCGGCGACCGCAAGATTCCCGTTGTCGCGTCCAAGGGCACGGCGTCCTGGATTGACGAGGAGGGCGCATACCCGGAGAGCGACGACTCCTTCGGGCAGGTTTCCATCGGCGCTTACAAGCTCGGCACCATGATCAAGGTTTCCGAGGAACTGTTAAACGACAGTGTGTTTGACCTGCAGTCCTATATCTCCCGCGAGTTTGCCCGCAGGATTGGGGCGAAGGAAGAGGAGGCGTTCTTCACGGGGGACGGCAAGGGCAAGCCGTTAGGGGTGCTTGCGGCCACGGGCGGCGCGGAAACGGGAGTGACCGCGGCATCCGCCACGGCAGTGACGGCGGATGAACTGATGGATTTATATTATTCCCTGAAATCCCCGTACCGCAAGAAATCCGTGTGGGTGCTGAACGACTCCACCATCAAGGCAATCCGCAAGCTGAAGGACAATAACGGGCAGTACCTGTGGCAGCCGTCCCTGACAGCCGGGGCACCGGACATGATCTTAGGCCGCCCCATCAAGACTTCTGCATATATGCCGGCCATGGCCGCAGGTGCAAAGACCATCGCTTTCGGTGATTTCAGCTACTATTGGATTGCCGACAGGCAGGGGCGCAGCTTCAAGCGCCTGAACGAGCTGTTCGCAGCCACCGGGCAGGTGGGCTTCCTTGCCTCGCAGCGTGTGGACGGGAAGATGATCCTTGCGGAAGCAGTGAAGGTGCTGGAGCAGAAAGGGGCTTCGGCTTAAGGATTTCCAGAGGGAGGTGGCGGCATGGCAGTGACGCTGGAAGAAATGAAGAACTATCTCCGTGTGGATTATGACGATGATGATTCCCTCATTGGATATCTTTTGCAGTCGGCTGAAAAAATCTGCATGGACATCATCCGCACGGATGACAGGAATGTGCTGGAAAAGGATGGGAATGCAAAGACGGCTGTCCTGTATGCTGCGGCTTACCTCTACGAACACCGGGAGGAAGCCGACCACCACGCCATGATGATGACACTGCGGGCGCTCCTTTCCGGCAGCCGGAAGGAGGCGTTCTGATGGAGGTTTCACTTTTAAATGTGAAGATTACTTTCCAGAAAAATGCCGTGGCGGTGGATGGCATCGGCAACCACAGAAACACATGGACAGATTATTATTCCTGCCATGCCACGGCAGGCGGCGAGGCGGGGAAGCAGACCAGTGAAACGGATGTGGCCGGGACTGTGGCGGATGAATCGGATGTTTCGTTTACTGTCCGCTGGTGCAGGAAGGCATCCGTGATTGATTCCACAGGATTCCGGGTGGTATTTGGCGGGGAACTGTACGACATCCTCGCCATCGACCACATGAACTATAAAAAGAAATGTTTGAAATTCAAATGCAGGAAAGCGAGGCGGTGACGATGGCAAACGGCGTATCGATTGACCGGATGGCAGAGGAGATCATGAAGGGGCTGACAGAATATGCGGACCTTGCCACGGAGGATGTGAAAAAGGCGGTGAAGAAAGCCGGGACTGCGGTGCGCAGGGACATTGAAGCCAACGCGCCGAAAGACACCGGGAAGTATGCAAAGTCATGGGCGGTGAAGACCACAAAGGAAACGTCCAATTCGCTGGAAGTGACGGTGCATTCCAGGAACCGCTACCAACTGACGCACCTTCTGGAACACGGCCACGCCAAGCGGGGCGGCGGGCGCGTCCCGGCAAAGCCGCATATCGCGGCGGCGGAAGAAGCCGGCATAGAGCAGCTTGAAAAAGAGATACAGAAAGCATTGGAGGGATAAATTGTGAAAACATTACTGGCGCTTTTGAAAGAAACCGGCATCCCCTTCGCCTATGACCATTTTGCGGAGGGCGAATCGCCGGAGCCGCCGTTTGTCTGCTACCTCCTGCCTCAGAGCGACAATTTCGCCGCTGACGGCATGGTGTACTTCAAGGCAAGCGGCGTGAAGATAGAGCTGTACACCGACATAAAAGACCCGCCGGTGGAGAAGAAACTGGAGGATGTGCTGGATAAGCGGCGCATCTTCTACAACAAGTCGGAGGTCTGGATTGCCAGCGAGAAGCTGTACGAGGTCCTCTACCAGTTTGACATGGAGGTGGTTTACGATGCCGAAGAAGAATAAAGTGAAATTCAACATCTGCAACGTGCATTACGCGCTGCTGACGCTGGGGGCGGACGGGGTGGTGTCCTTTGGCACGCCTGTTGCGATGCCCGGCGCCGTTTCCCTTTCCCTGGACCCCAACGGCGAGCCGAGCAATTTTTATGCGGACGGCTACGCTTATTATACCGTCAGCAACAACATGGGCTACGAGGGGGATTTGGAGCTTGCGATGGTGCCGGAGAGCTTCCGCACCGATGTGCTGAAGGAGGCGCTGGATGAGAACAAAGTGCTTTTAGAGAACGCCAACGCGGAGACGGAGAACTTCGCCCTGCTGTTCGAGTTTGACGGCGATGTGCGGAAAATCCGCCATGTGCTGTACAACTGCTCGGCGGCGCGGCCGACCATTGAGTCCCAGACCAATGAGGAGGAGATCGAGGTGCAGACCGAAACGCTGTCCATCACGGCGGCTCCGCTGGCGAGCGGCTATGTGAAGGCAAAGACGGGGGACAGCACTACGGATGAAGTATACCAGAACTGGTATAAGAGTGTGTACCTGCCGGATGCGGCAGCGGGAGGGACAGAAAACGGCGGCACGGACATGGAAGGGGAGGGTTAATGTATGAGCATGAAACAGAATATCGAGATTGACGGGAAGCAGGTGCCTTTCAAGGCATCCGCAGCCATCCCGCGCATTTACCGTATGAAGTTCCACCGGGATATCTATAAGGATTTAAGGAGCCTTGAGAAATCCATCGGTGACGGGGATGAGGAAAGCTCCAATCTGGATTTATTTTCACTGGAGATGTTTGAGAACATTGCCTATGTGATGGCAAAACACGCAGACCCCAATATCCCGGACAGCCCGGAGGAATGGCTGGATGAATTCAATACATTTTCTATCTACCAGGTGCTTCCGAAGCTGATACAGCTATGGGGGCTGAACGTGCAGACGGATGTCCAGTCTAAAAAAAACTTCGCCCGACTGACCGGGAAATGACAACGCCGCTGTTCCTGCTCCGGTGTGTGCAGCTTGGGCTATCCATCCGTGACCTTGACCTGCTTACGATTGGTATGGTCAATGATATGTTCGCAGAGAGCAGGAATGACGAATACAAGGGCTATAAGGAAATCGCTACCCAGGAGGATTTCGACCGCTTTTAGGCGGCGTCCCCCTGGGGTTATTTCTGCATTTTAACAGGAAGGAGTGTCCGCCGTGGCGAACAGAATCAAGGGTATCACTGTTGAGATTGGCGGGGATACCACCAAGCTACAGACTGCCTTAAAAGGCGTAAACGGGGAAATCAAGAACACGCAGTCTGCACTCAGGGACGTGGAAAAACTGCTGAAATTAGACCCCGGAAATACGGAGCTGCTGGCACAGAAGCACAGGCTTTTAGGCGAGGCTGTGGCAGGGACGAAGGAAAAGCTGGAAACCTTAAAGACCGCTGCGGAACAGGCAAACACGGCTCTTGCCAATGGGGAAATATCGCAGGATCAGTACGATGCCCTTCAAAGGGAAATCATCGAAACGGAAAACAATCTGCGTGATCTGGAGCGGCAGGCAGGGCAGTCCGCTGTGGCATTACAGAAAATCGCCGCCACGGGTGAAAAGCTGAAGACCGTCGGGGATAACATTTCCTCTGCCGGTCAGAAGCTGCTCCCTGTTACGGCGGGCGTTACGGCTTTGGGGACGGCGGCAGTCAGCACGGCGGCAAACTTTGAAAGCTCTATGTCGCAGGTGCAGGCGACAATGGGAATCACAAAGGATGCCATGTCTACAGTCAACGGCGAGAGCGTCAATACGATGGATACGCTTTCCGCACTGGCAAAGAAGATGGGCAGCGAGACGGCCTTCTCCGCTTCGGAATGCGCGGAGGCTTTAAACTACCTTGCCCTTGCCGGGTACGACACACAGCAGATGTGCGACACGCTCCCTACCGTCTTAAACCTTGCGGCGGCCGGCGGCATTGACCTTGCGGCAGCGTCGGACATGGTGACGGACGCCATGTCCGCCCTGGGCATGGGCGTGGATGAGGCGGGGACGATGGTGGACCAGATGGCGAAGACCGCCTCATCCACCAACACATCCGTGGCGCAGCTTGGCGAGGGCATCCTTACCATCGGTGCGACCGCAAAGACCGTGAAAGGCGGTACAGCGGAGCTGAACACGGCTCTTGGCATCCTCGCCAACAACGGCATCAAGGGCGCGGAGGGCGGCACACATCTGCGTAACGTCATCCTTTCCCTGCAGAACCCGACCGACAAGGCGGCTGCCTGCATGGAGCAGCTTGGCTTGGATGTTTACGATTCCGAGGGGAATATGCGCTCCCTCAATGACATCCTCGGAGATCTGAACACGAGCATGGACGGCATGACGGCGGCGGAGAAATCCAACATCATCGGGCAGATCTTCAACAAGACCGACCTGTCCTCCGTGAATGCCCTGCTTGCCAATACCGGCGATACCTGGGATGCCCTGCAGCAGTCCATCATCGACAGCGGCGGTGCGGCGCAGCAGATGGCGGACACGCAGCTTGACAACCTGCAGGGGCAGATCACCATTTTAAAGTCAGCCCTGGAGGGGCTGGCTATTTCTTTTGGGGAGCTTCTGCTGCCCGCTATCAAAATGATTGTCGGATGGGTGCAGAAGTTCGTGGACTGGCTGAACGGCATGGACGAGGGGACGAAGAAAGTCATCACTACAGTCGCATTACTGGCGGCTGCTCTGGGACCCGTGCTGATTGTCGTCGGGAAAGTGGTGTCCGCAGTCGGCACGATTATGACCATAGTGCCGAAGGTGGCGGGAGTGATTAACACAGTCAAGACCGCTTTTGCGGCATTGAACACGACGATGCTTGCCAATCCGATATTCCTTATCATTGCGGCGATCACGGCGTTGGTGGCGGCTTTTATCTATTTGTGGAATACGAATGAGGATTTCCGGCAGTTCTGGATCAACCTCTGGGAGAATGTGAAAGAGGTCGCCATTGCCGTATGGGAGGCAATCAAAAACTTCTTCACGGCGGCATGGGAGGCAATATCCTCCACAGCGCAGGCGGTGTGGAACGGAATCAAGGATTTCTTTTCTGGGCTGTGGGAAGGGATAAAAACCATCTTCAGCACAGTGGTGGAAGTGATTAAAACCATCATCACCACCTATTTCAATATTTACAAGACCATCATCACGACGGTCTTAAATGCGATAAAGACCGTATTCACAACTATCTGGAACGGGATAAAGACCGTGGTCACCACGGTGGTGACGGCAATCCAGACCTTTATCACCATGGCATGGAACGCCATCAAAAATACAGTCACTACGGTGCTGAATGCGATAAAGACGGTCATCACCACGGTATGGAATGCAATAAAGACTGCGGTCACGACAGTGGTAAACGGCATCAAGTCCACCATTTCCACGGTGTGGAACAGCATCAAATCCGTGGTTACGAGTGTCGTGAACAGCATTAAAAGTACGGTCACCACAGTGTTCAATAACATCTGGAGCGGCATTAAGGGGACCATGGGAAAAATTGTGTCCTCCATCAAGGAAGGATTCAACCAGGCGATTTCCTTCATCACGAGCCTCCCGTCCAAAGCCCTGCAGTGGGGCAAGGACATGATCATGGGCATCGTGAACGGCATCAAAAGCTGTATCGGGGCTGTGGGTGATGCCGTGAGCAGCGTGGCGAATAAAATAAAGTCCTTCCTGCATTTTTCCGTGCCGGATGAAGGGCCGCTGACCGATTACGAGAGCTGGATGCCGGACTTCATGAAGGGGCTGGCAAAGGGCATCGAGGACAGCAAGAGCATGGTGGCAAAGGCTGTGGGCGGAGTGGCGGCAGATATGGTCCTGAATCCTTCTGCAGCCGTGCAGGAGATTTCCGTATCCGGAAACGGCGGGGACGGTGTGTCGCAGGGCGGCTCCATAAACGGCCCGCTGATTGAAGTGAAGGAAATGAACGTGAGGAGCGAGGAGGACATCCGTAAAATCTCACAGCAGCTTTACCGGCAGCTCCAGCAGGGGCGGCGGGCAAACGGATATTCATAGGAAAGGGGTGGGCAGATGGGTTTTTCTTTTGACGGCATTCAATCAAAAAGCATGGGGATTGCAAGCCGCATGACCACGGAGAACCGGGTGCCGGAATTAAAGAACCGCACCATTTCCATGGCGGGCAGGGACGGCCTGGTTGACCTGGGTGCGTCCCTTTCCGAACGGGTGATAGAAATATCCTGCTTCATCCCTCCAAAGCGGACGGCAGCGGAGCTGCTCCAGTGCAAGGATGAAATCGTAAGCTGGCTGAGTCCGGATAAAGGCGTGTGTGCGCTTATGCTTGACACGGAGCCGGGTCGGGTGTATTACGCAAGGCTTCAGGCGGGCGTAACTTTTGAGCGGGTGGTGAGGCTTGCGGCGACATTTGACCTCACTTTTTTCTGCCCGGACCCTTTCGGCTACGCTGCGGAGGATGAGGTTTTTAAAATTACGACAGCGGGAAACCACACGGTGAGGCGAAGGCTTGGGAATTTATACTCCAACCCCGTCTACCGGCTGAAAGGCATCCTGGCATCCGGGGCAGGCAGATATATCAGCATCACCACGAATGGCGTGGAATTGAAAATATCAAATGCGGTTTTATCTGCATCGGAAACACTGGTGGTTGACACGGCGAAAATGACGGCATGGGTGGAAGATGCGGAGGGGAACACGCTCCGCAATGCCTTGCCGTATATCAGCGAACTGAACTTCCCCACGCTTGACGCGGGGCTGAACACGGTGGAGGTGGCGGCATCAAACGCCACATTTACGGAACTTGAAATACAGGCAAAGAGCCGGTGGAGGTGATTTTTATGGGCTTACAGGCAGTCCTGAACAGGCAGACGGATTTTACGGGGGAAATTCCTGCGGAATATGCGAATGACGGACTATGGCGTTTTAATGAGAATGCCCCGGATGCCGACACGATGCTTTCTGATTCTTCCGGCAGGGGCAGGAAGATGTTTGTTTCCGGCTGGAGCGGTACGAGCGCCGGCTTCCGCAACGGGCAGAAGGGGCGGCATTTCCGCATGAACATCACAAACCCCGCTTCGGAGAAAACCTATCTGAAGGTGACGAATGACGGTTCCATCTTCCAGGACCTTGGGGAGCGGATCACCGTGGGCGGCTGGATGAACCCAACCACTTATTCTGTGGGCAATACTTATACACCTATTTTCAATACCAGGCAGGGGCCGGGGCAGCCGATTTTCTACCTCTCCCTTATCCGGGGCAAGCCGAGGATCATGCTCTATAATTCCTCCGGCACCCTGATACTGGATGAGTCGGTGACGCCGCCTTTTTCCTTTGTGAACAACGGGTGGTATTTTATTGCCTGCGTGATAGAGCCTGACAATAAAAAGGCGCAGTATGTCATAGGCGACCGGGAAAGCGGGGCGGTGTGGACTTCTGCGGCCCTGTCCTTTACGGGGGAGCTGAACCGCTCCTGCACAGCAGACCTCATCATGGGGATGCATGCCGGCTCCTACTGGTACGCCGGCGGATTTGACGACTGGTTTTTAGACTGTGATTCACAGCTTACAGCGGATAGCCTTGCGGATTATTTCCGTGCCACAATTTTTGCCAACGGCGGCGATACTGCAGGGGAAGTGGATGCCCTTTCTATTCCAGATGGCGTGACGCTGCGGAAGGGAAGTAATGGTGCGTACCCGGAAAGCGGCGTTCTGTATACCCGTGCTGTGGAATACGGGCTGTCCGGCACCGGAAAAATATCTGTCTCAGGCGAGTGCGTCCCAGGAGTGACTGACATTCCCCTTGTGGAAACATCCACGAGCAGCGACCTCATTAGCTGGAGCGATTGGGCGGCGGTGGGGGCGGATGGGAAGATGCCGTCCCCTGCCCGTGCCTACATCCGTTTCCGGGTGACGCTCACGACAGCGGACGCGGCGAGGACGCCGAAGCTGACGGACATCCAGATTTATGACATTCCGAAGTCCCCTTACGAGAAGATCGGCTATGCCCGCCCGGTTGTCCTGGACTCAAACGGGGCATGGGAGGCGGTGCTGGAAAACGCCTACGGCATCATCGTGACGGGAGAGGTCAACGGCGAGGATACGCTTTCCTTCTCCATCCCCTTTGCCGATGCCAAGCGGAAGTATATCGACAATGAGAAGAAGATCCAGATCGTGGATGACGTATATATCATCCGCACGGTCACGGACAGCAAGGATGCTTCCGGCAACGCCGTGACAGAGGTGTACGCCGAGGCGGAATTTTACAACCTTGCCTATTCCGTCCGGAAGGAGGAGAAAGCCTTTGACGCGGAAACGGCGGATGCGGCCATGGCCTACGCCCTTTCCGGCACGGAATGGAAGGTCGGGATGGTCACGGTCACCACGAAACGCACATGGACATCCACGGAAAAGAATGCACTGTCTATTTTAAGGGCGGTGACAGACCTGCATGGCGGCGACCTGGTCTTTGACTGCCCGAACCGGCTGGTACATCTGCTGACCTTAAACGGGAAGGACAGCGGCGCACTGTTCATGTACGGGAAAAACATGAAAGACATCGAGCGGACGGTGGACACCACGGGCCTTGTCACGAGGCTGTATGCCGTTGGTGCAGACGGCATGACCTTTGCCAGTATCAACGGCGGGATGCCCTATGTGGAGGATTTCACTTATTCCAAAGAAATCCGTGTATCTTCCCTGGACTGCTCCGCATTCACCAATCCTTACCAGATGCTTGAATTTACCCGCATGAGGCTGGCGGATTACTGTAAGCCGACGGTTTCCTATGTGCTGAACGCCATGGATTTATCCGTTTTGGCGGGATACGAGCATGAGGCATGGGAGCTTGGGGATTATGTCCGGGTGGAGGATAAGGACCTGGGGCTTTCGGTCACCACGAGGATTGTGCGGAGGGAATACAACCTGCAGGAGCCGTGGAACACGGTGCTGGAGCTTTCCACGGTGCTTAAGAACCTGGGCAGCTCCACGAGCAAGTGGGACAATGCCGCCGATTCCTTAGAGGGCGTCAGCGTGGTGTCCAGCGAGGACATCGCGGAGCTGGTTCCGTTCAATCTGCTCCGCAATTCCCGTGCCGATGACGGGCTTGACTATTGGGTGTCCTCTGGCTTCGAGGCGGACGGGGAAAACGGGGCGAGCGGCACAGCCTCTTTCAAGGCAGAAGGCGTGGCGGGGATGACCAAGAGCCTGTCGCAGACGGTGTACCCCGCCAGCCGTGACAGCTATACCATCTCGGCGCAGATTGCGTCTGAAAATTTAAAGAAACTGAGCGGGAATTCGCAGGTCGGCATTGAGATTGTGCTGGAATATGAGGACGGCAGCACGGAATCAAGGTTTATTGATTTATATTGATGGGAGGGATTTGTGTGGCATATTTTTCACGGACGACAGCAAAGATTGTGCCGGAAAACTTCTCATCCGAAAGGCTGAAATCCGTCACCGTCCGCATCTGCATCACAGACTGCACGGGCGAGTTCTACATCACGGACATCCTCCTGCAGGGCGGGCCGGTGGCAATGGGATGGGTGGGGCATCCCTCGGAACTGAGGTGGACGCTGGATGGCTGAGTTTGTCCGGCTTGCGGAAGTGGTCAATAAGAAAAAGGATATGCGCATCGTGAGCGTGACGGTGATCCCCACCATTGCCGACTGCTCCGGGCGTATCTGGTTTACCGACCTCCAACTGCAGGAAGGCTCCGCGTTAAGCGGCTATGCTCCGCACACCGAAACCTGTCTGAAAAAATCGGGAAATGCTCCCGTATGGTTCAACGGCGTGGTGCGCTCGGAGGAGACGGTGGTTCTTTTCAACATGGGGAAAACATCCGCCCCGTTAGACATCCACATCTATCCGAAGTCAGACATGGCGGCGGGGACGGTGCGGCTTGCCCAGGGCGTGGGCGGCCAGAGGGCGGTGTTCCCGGAGGCTGTGAAAGCGGAGGATGACATCGCGCTGCTTGCTGAAAGCAGGGAGTGTACACGGAACGGCGCAGCATTTAAGAAAGACGGTTTTTATCAGTACAGCGCCGCATGGGATTCCAAGCACAAGGTAACGCTGGAGGGTGGGAAAACGGCGAGGCTGTTATTTACCATGCAGGAAATGGAGGAAGGGGGCGGCACATTCTGATGGATACACTCAAGGGAAAACAGGTCATGGTATGGACGTTCATGGGCAACACGAGGATGTACCAGGCGCTCCGGGACTACGGCGACCGCATCAGCCAGATCGGGCTGTTCTCCTTCAAGGTCCGGGCGACCGGGGAAATCTACGAGAGCGGCGTTTCCATTGCGGAAGGCTCCACCATGCGGACGTATATCCAAAAATGGCCGCACATCAGGTGGCTGCTGACCGTGGCGAATGACGGTACGAACAGCATCTTCAAGGCGCTGCGGGAGAACACGGGCGGGGCGCAGGATAAGTTCCTTTCGGAGCTTGTGCGGATCATGGAGAAATATCCGTGGTGTGACGGCGTGGACATCGATTTGGAGAAAGGAGACGATTATTCCACGGCGGCGAAGTCAACCGCCATGTTCCGCAATATTTACAACACTGTGAAGAATTATAACTCCACAAAATTGATGAACATCTGCCTGCCGGGTATGGACAGCATTAACGGCTCTGTCGGCGGGGAGAACTGGTGCGTCTACGGCGACCTCAACAATTACTGCGACACGGCTTCCATCATGAGCTACGGCATGGCGTGGGCGGGCAGCGCGCCGGGACCGGTGTCTCCCCGCTCGTGGCTGGAGGGCATTTATAATTACGCCGTGAAAGTCATGGACCCGGATAAAGTGTTCCTGGGGATGCCTGCCTACGGGTGGAACTGGCGGATACACGACACGCCAAAGAACATGGGCGTGACCTACCGGGGGACTTCCAACACCTACTATGCGGCGCAGCTATGGATGAAGGGCGGCTACAATTTCACGGACGACAAGCCGCCGCAGCCGTTCATCCCCATCGTGGCCTATTGGGACGATTACGACAAGGTGCCGTGGGCGCTCCCCCATGTGTACGACTACATGGAGGGGCGGGATGCGGTTTCCCATGATTACCCGCTGCTTTCCGGCACCTACAACCGCAGGCATTACCTTACCGCCTACGGAAAGGAGCAGAAGACGCAGTTTGAAAACATCATTGTTGACCGTAACGGCGGAAACCCTGACAGCTATTCCGGCATTGTGTCCGTTTCGGAGGGCATGGTGACCATGGGGGATAACGGCTCTGCTACTTACAGATTTTCCGTACCATCGGCGGGGACTTATGATGTGGCGGTGCGGCTTTGTTTCCCGTTCTGGGATAAAAATGGGATATATATTTCCATAGACGGGGGCAGGAAGCATTTCACGGAAAGCCGCCTGTGGTGGCCGTACTGGAGGACTACCTTCTGGTCGGCACTGGCAGAGAGGATTTCCCTCTCCGCGGGGACGCATACCATCACGGTTTCGGTGGATGTGAAGGGCGTGCAGTTTTATGGTTTCCGTGTGTGCCAGTCCTTTTCTGAAGAACCGAGCGCCGGCTCCGCCACCTACACGCTTGCGCCGCGGAAGTTTAAGGATGTGGACGGGAACATGGCACAGCCGGACAGGGGCTTCAAGCTGACGCTGGAGATGCTCCGCAGGAAGCCGGATTCGGCGCTCATCTGGTATGAGGACTTCCGTGACGAGAACCCCCTGCCGGAAACCTACTGGACGACGCTTTCCGGCAAGTGGCAGGTGTGGCGGGAGGGCTATGAGAACCGGCCGTATTCACAGCTTGAGGGGAGCGGGCAGCTTGCATGGAAGTACAGCGGATTCAAGGAGCTGCACCTGCGGGCAAGGCTGGCGTTCCCGGCAGACGGAAGCGGAAAGGCGGGTGTATTCTGCGGGGATGTGTTCTGCTGCTTAAATATCGATACGCAGAGGGTGGAGCTTTACAAGGGCTCCACGCTGCTTGGCAGCTACAGCCAGGCCATCAGCCGGACACCGAATGCTGACCTGCGGGGGAATCCCGCCATGTACACGGTGGAGATGCGCATCCGGGGGAACCGGGTGCGTGTCTATTCCGGCGCATCCTATGTCCTGCGGTTCACGGCGGCAATCAGCGGTTTTTCCGGCGGCTACGCAGGGTACCGCTCGGATAAGCGGACCGTCTGCGAACTGATGAGGCTTGGGGACGCATGGACCTATGAGCCGTATGAGCGGTTTGATGTGCGGATGCCGGACGGCGGTTTTAAGTCCTTCGGCCGGATCAGCAGGAGCAGTGCCGCATGGGATGAGGAATTCCAGGTGTTCACGCTGACTTCCGATGTGGAGGAAGGCTCTACCCGCAGCGAGGACATTTCGATGGATTATGATTTTTTCCACTCGGATTTGATGGAACTGTCCTGCGGGAACGATTATACGGCGGAAGTCATACCAAGGGACATCAATATCTGGATTTCCCGCCTGTTCCTTGGGGATGCGGACGGCTTCTCCATCCTCTATTACCAGGACGTGGACTCTCTCATCTATTGGGCGAACCAGGCGGCATACCGCTGGAAGCTGCGGGGGATGTGTATGTGGTCGCTTGGGCAGGAGGACATGAGGCTATGGGAATGGCTGCCGAAGCAGATATAAAATACACAATTTTCTCCACGGATGTTTGTGCAGCTTATGCCCGGAATTAACTTGATAAAATGTGAATTCAGAGCGAATATGTGTACTACCGAAAGGAAAAAAACAAAAAACGGAGGAAAACACAATGACAAGATTTGAAAGGGAAATAAGCGGCAGCCTTGGGGAGTTCTGGAAGAAAAACGCAGAGGAGGAAGTAAGGAAAGCGGTGGCACAGGCAGACACGCAGGCGACAGTCGATGCGGACGGCGCAATCAGATGGGAAAGCAACGGGCGGTACCTGATGGATGACTTCTGCGAAAAGCTGGAATACGCAGGCTACGCTTTTGACAGGGAGGCTACGGCAAGGAAACGGGATTCACAGAACGAGGAGAGCCTTGCACAGTACCGCAGGAACGACAGGGGGCTTTCCGGGGAGGCGCTTGCGGAGGCAAGGGCGGCATTCGGGGAAGGGGCAACGGTGGTAAATGTGCTGACCGGCAGGAAAACAAGGCTTTAATGCAGACAGAATATTTTTAAGGAAACTGGCGGATGTCCACAGCGGGCAGCCGCTTTTTTCATACACAAAAATCTTTTAAAGGAGGGTTTCACTATGAAGGAATTCTGGAACACGATTCAACTCATTTTCACTGCCACCGGAGGGTGGCTCGGATGGTTCCTCGGCGGCTGTGACGGCCTGCTGTATGCTCTCATCGCATTTGTGGTGGTGGACTACATCACGGGCGTGATGTGTGCCGCAGCGGATAAGAAGCTGTCGAGCGAGGTGGGCTTCAAGGGCATCGCAAAGAAGGTGCTGATCTTCCTGCTGGTGGGGATCGCCAACATCCTCGATGTGCAGGTCATTGGCACGGGAAGCGTACTGCGGACGGCAATTATCTTTTTCTATATCTCCAACGAGGGTGTGAGCCTTTTAGAGAATGCCGGACACCTGGGGCTGCCCATCCCGGAAAAGCTGAAGGAGATTTTAGAGCAGCTCCATGACAGGGCAGAGAACGGGAAGGGGGAGGAGTAAATGAAACTTGTGGAAAGCATCCTGACAAGGAACCCCTGCTACACGGCAGGGCGGAAGATCACGGTAAAGGGGCTGATGCTCCATTCCGTAGGCTGCCCGCAGCCGAAGGCATCTGCATTTATCAATAGTTGGAACAGCCCGTCACATGATAGTTCGTGCGTCCACGGCTTCATTGACGGCAACGATGGGACGGTGTACCAGACATTGCCGTGGAACCATAGGGGATGGCACTGCGGAAGCGGAAGCAAAGGGAGCGGGAACAATACCCATATCGGGGTGGAGATGTGCGAGCCTGCGTGTATCAAGTACACGGCAGGCTCTGACTTTATCTGCTCCAACCTGGCAGAAGCACGGGCGGTGGCAAAACGCACCTATGAGGCGGCGGTGGGGCTGTTCGCCATGCTCTGTAAAAAATACAGCCTGAATCCATTGGAGGATGGCGTGGTCATCAGCCACAGGGAAGGCCACAGCCGGGGGATTGCCAGTAACCACGGCGACCCGGAACATCTGTGGACGCAGCTTGGGATGGGGTACACGATGGACGGATTCCGCAGGGCGGTCAAGGCGGCAATGGGCGGCGCATCCTCCGGAACGGATGGATACACGAAAATCATGGGGAATGCCGTGGCAGCGGCGGAGCAGATGAAAGCGTATCTGAAAGCGAAGAATCCAAAGGTCACGCAGTCCGTCCTTGAGACGGTTTCGCTATATCTTTCGGAAGGAAAAGCAGAGGGAGTACGGGGCGATATCGCTTTTGCGCAGTCCTGCCTTGAGACGGGGAACTTCACTTTTTCCGGCTCTGCGGTCACGCTTTCACAGAACAATTTCTGCGGTATGGGCGTGACTTCCAATGGTATGAAGGGGAATTCCTTTGACACGCCGCAGCTCGGCATACGGGCGCAGGTACAGCATCTGAAAGCATACGCCTCCACGGATGCGCTGAAGAACGCCTGTATCGACCCGCGTTTCAAGTATGTCACGAGGGGCTGTGCGGAGTATGTGGAGTGGCTTGGGCAGAAGGAGAACCCGGCCGGGAAAGGATGGGCGGCGGGAGCCGGATACGGGGAGAAAATCCTCTCCATCCTGAAAGGCATCTCCGGCACGGCAGGCAGCACATCCAAGCCTGCTCCTGCAGAGACCGAAGCCTGGTACCGCGTCCGGAAATCGTGGGCAGACGCATCCTCGCAGAAAGGGGCGTTCAAGTCGCTGGAGAATGCGAAGAAATGTGCGGATGAGAATCCGGGGCATAGTGTGTTTGATGTAAATGGTGTAAACATCTACACACCGAAAACAACAGCTTTTTCCCCGTATCTGGTGCGGGTATCCATCCCCGACCTAAACATCCGGAAAGGACCGGGGACTGATTACGGCAAGACCGGGAAATATACGGGAATCGGTACATTCACGATTGTGGAGGAAGCAGACGGAAAAGGAGCGTCCAAATGGGGACTTTTGAAATCCTACCAGAGCAAACGCAATGGATGGGTGAGTTTGGACTACGCAAAAAGAGTATAACTGAATATTTAAACACAGCAAACAAGCCCGCAGCATTTCAAACGATGCTGCGGGCTTGTTTTTTCGTTATGGCTTTTAATCAGTTTTCTTTTGTGCGCCCGGCAGGTGCAGCGGCTTTGTCATCAGTTCCACGCAGTCTGAAAAGCCGAGCAGATAGGCAAGTGCGCCATACCGTGCGCCGAGTGCGTTCTGTTCGCAGGAGTGCAGGTCAATCAGCTCCCGTGCCTCTTTTGGCAGGTCCATAGCCTCCAGCCGGTCTAAATATCCCCCGGACTTCCGGGCAATTTCCTGGTATTCCTCATCCTTTTCCAGAATGCGGTCCAGTACGCCGTTTACCCGCATATCCATCAGCAGGTACAGTACGGAATCCTTATCCATGGCAGAATCCCTCCTTTCCTCAGTGGTGCATATTAACTCTGAATCCGTGGATTATCAACTCAAAAGTAGATGGGAATAGTGACAAGCCGGTATTTCATAAAATGCCATGGACGGCTTTCTGTATTTTTTTCAAAAAACACCCCATCAAAAAGCCCTCCAAATCTCCGTATAGTGAGGAGGTGCTTTCCATGACGGACAGACAGAAACAGCAGGTCATACGCCTTCGGAAAGAAGGCTTCGGATATACGGCGGTCGCAAACAAAGTCGGGATTTCAAAAGACACGGTCAAGAGCTTCTGCAGGAGGAACGGGCTGGCAGGGGAAATGGCGGCGGTTCAGGAGGATAGTGTTCCGGGATGCCGGGAGTGCGGGAAGCCCCTGCAACAGACGGAAGGGATGAAACCCCGCGTGTTCTGCTGTGATGAATGCAGGGTGAAGTGGTGGCATGAACATCCGGAAAAGATAAAGCAGCGGGCGGTCTATTCCTTCACCTGTGCCGGGTGCGGGAAGCCGTTCACGGCCTACGGCAATTCCAGGCGCAAATACTGTTCCCACGAATGCTACATCAGGAACCGTTTCAAAGGCGGTGATGCCGGTGAGTGAGAAGGAATTCCGTGCGGAGCTGCGTTACCGGATGTCGCTTTCCGTGGCAAAAACCATGCTTGAAAAGGGCATTATTTCCGAGGGTGAATATTCGGAAATTGATACAATACTGCTTGAAAAATACCGGCCAACTCTGGGTACATTATTAGCCGGAAAACCCTTGATATAATTGCGGTTTGGAGTGATGTATAGTAGCGGAAAGGAGTTGGTTTCATGAAGAAAATCAGCAAAATTGAGCCGATACTCCCTGCCCTTCCGGAGCGGAAAAAAGTGGCCGCTTACGCAAGGGTGTCGCAGGACAGCGAGAGGCTCATGCATTCCTTATCCGCGCAGGTAAGTTTTTACAGCGCCTACATACAGAAAAACCCTGAATGGGAATATGCGGGCGTGTACGCTGACGGGGCGGTCAGCGGAACCGGTACGGAGCAGAGGGATGAATTCAACCGCCTTATTGCGGACTGCGAGGCGGGAAAAATCAACATCGTGCTGACCAAGAGCATATCAAGGTTCGCAAGGAACACGGTCGACCTGCTGGACACGGTGCGCCATCTGAAGGAGATCGGCGTGGAGGTGCGGTTCGAGAAGGAACACATCCATTCGCTTTCAGAGGACGGGGAGCTGATGCTTACCCTTCTTGCCTCCTTCGCCCAGGAGGAGAGCCGCAGCATTTCCGAGAATGTGAAATGGGCAATCCGCAAGGGCTTTGAAAAAGGGAAGCAGAACGGGAACAGGAGGATTTACGGCTACGAATGGGACGGGGAGAAATACGTCATCGTCCCAGAGGAAGCGGAAAATGTCCGGCTGATGTTTGAAAACTATGTAAACGGCATCCCACTGGAGGACACGGTGCGGCAGCTTAAGGAAATGGGAGTCAGGACGCTCAGGGGGTATGAATTCACCAGCGTCCAGATCACCTACATCCTGCAGAACGAACGCTACTGTGGCGACAAGCTGCTCCAGAAACGTTTTGTGGAGGATCATATCAGCCACAAGGAGAAAATGAACGAAGGCGAGCTTCCCATGTATTACATCGAGGACTGCCACGAGGCAATCGTGGACAGAAGCACCTTCCGGTGGGTGCAGGAAGAGATCAGGCGCCGGCGTGCCGAAGGGCATACGGCACAGCCGGGGATAAAGACCTACTGTTTTACAAACAAAATTTTCTGCGGGGAATGCGGCCGCACTTATGTGAGGGCAATGCATCATTATAAGGTTATGCCTCCCTGTGTTTACTGGACCTGCAAGACCAAGAAGGCAAAGGGGGAATCCTGCAAAAGCAAAAACCTCCCGGAAGAGGCACTGAAAAAAGCCATTGCAAAAGCGATGGGGCTGCCGGAATTTGACGAGGCGGCTTTCATGGAGCAGGTGGAAAAGATCGTATCCGTGGAGCCGCGGGACATCATCCTCCACTTCCGTGACGGGAGAACGGTGCGAGAGCCAGTCATCATGAAGGGGTATAAAAAGGAACATTATCCGCCGGAGGTGCTGGCATACCGTGCCGAGCAGAGGCGGCTGAAACAATTAAGGGAGGAGGCAGAGGCATATGGCAAAGATAACAGCGATACCGGCAACGATTGACCGCTATTCGGCGGCTCCCATAAGCGGGCTGAAAAAGCGGAGGGTGGCGGCATACGCCCGCGTTTCCACCGACCATGAGGAGCAGCTCACCAGCTACGAGGCGCAGGTGGATTATTACACGAATTACATCAATGGGCGGGACGATTGGGAATTTGTATCCGTGTACGCAGATGAGGGCATAACCGGCTGCAATACCAAAAAGCGCGATGGCTTCAATAAAATGGTGGCGGATGCGCTGGCCGGCTCCATCGACCTTATCATCACCAAGAGCGTGAGCCGCTTTGCGAGGAACACGGTGGACAGCCTGACCACCATCCGGAAGCTGAAGGAACACAAGGTGGAGTGCTATTTTGAAAAGGAAAATATCTGGACATTTGACGGCAAGGGCGAGCTGCTCCTTACCATCATGTCTTCACTGGCGCAGGAGGAGAGCCGGAGCATTTCCGAGAACTGCACATGGGGGCAGCGGAAACGGTTTTCAGATGGCAAATTCAGCGTGGCGTTTTCCAATTTCCTCGGCTACGACCGGGGCGAGAACGGGGAACTGGTGCTGAACGAAGAACAGGCGGCCATTGTCCGGAGAATCTACGGGCTGTTCCTGCAGGGCAGGAGCCCTTATGCAATCGCAAAGCTGCTGACATCGGAAGGGATACCGACGCCGTCCGGTAAGGAAAAATGGTGCGGAGCCACGGTAAAGAGCATCCTCCAAAACGAGAAGTACAAAGGGGACGCGCTCCTGCAGAAAAGATACACAGTGGATTTCCTGACCAAAAAGAAAAAAGTCAACCAGGGGGAAGTGCCGCAGTTTTATGTGGAAGGGAGCCACGCCGCCATCATAGAGCCTTCCGTGTTCGATGCGGTGCAGAAGCAGATGGCGGTCCGGCATCCGGGGAAGAACCGGCACAGCAGCGTGAGCATTTTTTCAAGTAAAATAAAATGCGGGGACTGCGGGGGCTGGTACGGTTCCAAAGTGTGGCATTCCAATGATAAATACCGGAAGGTGATATGGCAGTGCAACCATAAATTTGACGGCGGGGAGAAATGCGCCACGCCGCATTTGGAAGAGGCGGAGATTAAGGAACTGTTTTTGAAGGCGGCCAACATCCTCTGTACTGAAAAGGATGAGGTCATTGCAGATTTTGAAGCCATAAAAGACACAGTTTTTGCCACAGCAGGCTTGGAAAGGGAAAAGGCCGACCTGCAGGAAGAGATGAATGTGGTGGCGGGGCTGATACAGCAGTGCATAAATGAGAATGCCCGCGTGGCGCTTGACCAGGCGGAATACCAGGAAAGGTACAATGCGTTGGCAGACCGGTTTGATAAAGCGAAGGAAAGGCTGGAGGCTGTCAGCATGGAGATCACGGAGAAACAGGCCAGACGGGAAATGGCGGAGCGGTGCCTTACGGAGATTGCAAAACAGGAAGGCGTGGTTTCAGAATTTGATGAAGACCTCTGGTATGCACTGGTTGATTTTGTTACAGTCTGCGGAAAGGATGATGTGCGGTTCACGTTTAAAGACGGGACGGAGATCAAAGTGTAAAATCCTGCGGTGATGGGAATGCCGCAGGATTTTTCATACCCTTTTTGGATTTGAACCCTCCCCCTATGAGGCAAAATCAAAAAGTATAGCAAAATCAAAATGTATAAGGCAAAATCGAATTGTATCAAAGACGGTAGTCCCATAGAACCAATTATCTCCCGTGAAATGTTTGAGGAAGCAAACCATATGTTAAACCAGCGTTCTTTGTCTCAAAAGGGAAAGGAAAAGTACAGTAACCGTTATCCTCTTTCTGGTAAGATCAAATGTGGCTGCTGTGGTTCCAGTTATGTAGCACGGTATAAAATCCGAAAAAATGGAAGTTGTTATAAGGCGTGGCGGTGTAATGAAGCCGCCAAGCATGGAAAACCTCACACTGATAAAGCTGGAAATAAGGTGGGGTGCACAGGAATGAGTCTACGGAATGAAGACGCAATTCATATTATGTATCTTGTCACAGGGAGCTTAAAATATAATAAGAAGAAAATGACGGGTGATTTACTTTCAATAATCAAGTCTGTAATTGCCTCTGATCTGTCGTATAGCAGGAAGGCATGTCCGAAGGGTGTTTCGATGGATAATGTAGGTACAGACAGTGAGGAATTGAAATCACAGATTAGGGCTATCGGGGAAAAACGCACAAAGCTCATTGACCTTTATACTTCTGGTGACATTACCAGAGAGGAATTTACAGCAGCAAGAGCAAAATGTGAGAATGAGATTACAAAACTGCAGTCTGTGATAGAAAGTATGCCTAGATATCCAGGAAAATGTTCTAGTGGAATGTTTGCTCAGAACGAGAAACAAAGGGAAAGATCTGCAAAGCAAAAAGAGCTTGTGGATGAAATTGCAGAGGTGATCCAAGAGCTTGTAAATGGCGTGGAATATGAAGATGATTTTTATAAAGAAATCTTAAATAAAATGGTGGTAAATGACAAAGATCATATTGATGTGCATTTGCAGTTTCTTCCATTCAAATGGAGCTATACCATTGCAAAATAA